AACTCAAATGAAGTATGCTTGCTTTTTCCTTCAGTTGATGAAGCATTGTCTATAACAAACAAGTCATAGTCAGTTCGCTCATATGGCTTTAGCGACTCATACAACATGTCTGTATAATCAGGTAGATTGTGATTTAATATAAACGCCGCTGTTTTGGTTTTCATTTGTCGCCCTCCACGTCTTCTTTGTCTCCATTGAATACTTTCATTTGAATACTTTTACCAGTCATTTCTGCTTCTTCTATATAAATCTTTTTGGTTGGTTCTGATACTTCAAAAAAGTGTTCCAGTTCTTCTATGCTGTCAGCAAACATCATAAATGCTTCTTCTTTGCCACTTTCTTTACACTTGAACAGTTTATATTCAGTGGTTGTTATGATAGTATATCCAGCATCATGTCTGAATACTTCTCCCAACCAAATCATTTCTGCGAGAATCATAATAGAATTTGATGCGGTCTTTAACATGTCAGACCATAGCGTTTCATTCATCCATTGTGCTTTTAGTGCAAGCAATCCGCCCAATGCAAGTGGAAAGCCAATAATGGCAAAAGCGCACATCAGATAATAATACAAACCTTTTTTATAAGTAGTCATAATTGTTTTCAGTCCTCGTCAACAAAGAACTCTATCTCTTTTTCATCAATTTGCGAGTTATAAAAATCTAAACACTTTTTATTTGTTTTGATTTTGTGTGGAGAAAAAGACTTTATACTAAGTGAAGATAAACTACGCACTCTGCTCAATGCCACGTAACATTGCCCATCCGCAAATGCTTCACTTATATCAATTTCTGCTCTATCAAGTGTACTGCCTTGGCAATTGTGATGAAATACTCCATTGGCAAAATATGTATGTTCTCTGTCAAGCGTAACGTCCACCAGCGTCTTATCAAATACAGGCTCAACCGATACTACAGTGTCCACGAATAAATTGGCAGTAACGGCTGAATCTATTATCTTCGTGGTAGGTCCGAGTTCCGAAAAGTTCGGAATTTCTCTCGTCATTCGCTCCAAAACAAAACGGTCTAGTCCGTTTCTATTTGTGGTTAAGAAATCGCTCAACCCACTCGGCAAATGTAAGCGATACGATTTTCCATGCGGCTTTCCAAACTTTGGCCTCAATTCCAACCGCAAGCACTCAATTTCGTCTTCGGTCAATGGCAAGTCGTTTATTTGTACTTTTATTTTCTTGTATGGATATTTCATCAACGTCGGTAAATGTTTATATTTATCAACCGCTTTTAAATAACCAGAAAATTCTCGCAAAAATCTTCTCGCCTCATAAGAATATATTTGCAACTGAAACGCTTGGTTTTGATTTTTTTTTGGGCACCCCGCTGGTGCCAAGAATGACCTAAATCCCAAAATTTCCAACAAACTTTGAACTTCCAACAACATTTGCTTGGCCACATTTGTGATTACAATATTTCGTCGGTTTATATGCCCGTCGGAATCTATAAGTCCGCAAATAAAATTGGCAATACCCTCTCTACTACATTCAAAAATTATTTTTGGTACTTGTTTATTAGCACGAATTGCGGGGGTCAGTCCAATCGACGACAGGTATTCTCTAACCGCCTTATTATGAAAATAATAAGTTTTTGCTTTGTTATTTCTAGGCGTTGTGATGGATATTTTAACTCCAAGCAATGATTCTGCCAACTTTTTATAAATATTACCACATTCTGTTGGTATATTTGTAAAATCAACTCTATAATCGCAACGGTCTATATTGTATTGAGAGTAACTTCCATCTCCGACAAGAGCGCCGAGAAGCCAACAAAGTTCGGTTGATATGGGAGACTTTTCGGGTGTGGGAAATCCTTTTTTTGATAATATAAAATCTCCCTCTTTTATAGAGAAGGCTTCTTCAAATGCAATTTGAGTTAGTGAATATGCTATGGCAATTTTGTGATTAGGAGAGCATATTATTTCTTTACCCGAATGGAGAGTGATTTTTATAGCATCTTGGTTTTTCATATTATGGACTTTTTCTATTTTATTGTGTGAGTTCTTCACACTATAAGTATAGTCATTGCCCACGTTTTTTATCAATTTTGATGAATTTTTTAGATGTATAACCGAGTTTTCTTCTAAACACTTATGAACAGTCAAAGCCCATGCAAGTTTCAATGGAAATTGAGAACGTGAAGCCAATACAACCTTTTTCATATTACCAGTCAATGCATCATACTCGTTTTGCTTTATTTCCCATTTATATGTTTCAATAATTTGAGCACCACAAGCAAATTTTATATCAACATATGTATCATATACCTCGGTCACTGTGCCAACACTGCCATTGACCAATCCAAGTTTTGTATCCAGATTGACCAGCAAAATAACTTGAGCACCTTTACGCAGTTCTAGTGTAGTTGGAGCAGGACAATTCTTATCAAAAAATTGACGCCACGTGTCACCACCTGAATCAGATGAATGATAAAACTTACTTTGATTTTTTATTTTATACAACTCGTCGTGGTTATATTTGCTTACATCAATATTTTTACAAAACAGCTTTACTGGTTTGATGCCATCATCTGGAAACTTTCTGTTTATACAATCTGTAAGTAGTGTATAATCTTTAGCTTTCCCCATTCGTATTTCATTGAGCAACTTGGCAAAATGAGGTTCGTCATGCTGTCTTACAATTTCAGTCAAATGAATTGTTTTTACTTTAGCATCGCGCCATGCTTGAGAATCAAAAGCAAACTTTTCTTCATCAAAGTTCTTGAATACGGGTGGTAATTGCATGAAATCACCCACAAACACCACTTGAATACCACCAAAAGGTTTGTCTTTGTTTCTGATATATTGACAAACAATGTCCAGTTTATCAACCAAATCACTCTTGGCCATTGATATTTCATCTATGATAAGCACTTTACTGTGCTTGATACGATTGACTGCCTTGTTATTTTCAGATACTTTATCCAGCAGTTCCATACCATGTTCTTCGGCCAATCCCATACCAGACCATGAATGCAAAGTTACTCCACCTATATTCAGTGCAGCTACGCCAGTTGTTGCAGTTTTTGCATAAAAAATTCCATTCAAATCAAGGAACTTGAATAACACGGATACAGCATGGGACTTTCCAACACCGGCGGCACCAGTCAAGAATATATTTCTTCCGGAGAAAAAATCCTTGAAAAACTTTTTTTGTCCTTTGGTCAAGGTTTTCCATTCCGGATATTGTATAAACTTTCCAAGCAATGCTTTTTCTAATTTAGCCATATTTGAATATGATACAGACTATCATCATCCTGTCAATAAATCACTTTGGATGTGTGTTATTATATTCGGAGTCTTATCAATTCCCGCTTTATAGTTTTTCCAATCTCTCTCCCAGATATATTTTACGGTATACCCAAGAGACATAAGTTTGTTCAGATTATCAAACGTCTTTTTATACAGCTCTCCATAAGTCATTTTTACAACCGGATGTTTTTCGTTTTTGTCATAAACAAGAGGATTTCCGTGCCAATAATCTCCCAAAAATTCATACATTGTATTGGTTTGTTTATCGTAACCATCCACGGCTTTATTTTTCCAAGCATCTACTCTCGTTCCTCTATTTTTTATAGACAGATAGTCCAAAAATTCGGTTTCTAACAGAGAAATATGATGCCCACATTTCTCACAACCATTTTTTTGTAAATGTTTTTTTGGAGTTTGATAAAAATCTCCATGTTTTTTGCAGATAATTTTTATCAAGGTGTTGTTATTTTTATAAATTACATCGGAGTAATCATATTTTTCCCCGTGAACTTCTTTTGCCGACTTTACAAAATTAGGTAATGTTTTTCTCCTATTGTTTGCGCACATATAACATCCCTTTCCGCTAATATGTGCTACAGGTGTTTGCCAAAATGAACCATGTAATTTACAGACTATATCTATTTTTGTTTTAGATTTGGAGTATATTACTCTGGAATAATCGTATAATTGTCCATGTACTATGTTCGCTTTTAAGATAAAATCTTCTATAGTCGAAGTTTGCCTACACCCCATACATCCCTGTCCTCCAATATGTTTGCTCGGTTCCTGCCAGAATGAACCATGCTTTGAGCAAATTATCTCTATTTTGATATTACTTCTCTTATAGAGAGAATTGGAATAGTCATATCTATGCCCATGTCTTGCTCTGGCGTCCACAATAAATTGTTCAGTTGTTTTTGTCTTTCCAATACTTTTGCATTCGGAGTTTATTGATTTCTTCTCTATTTTTATAGTAATATCTTCGCTGTCGCTCTTTGTGTTGTCCGAGCAATTCTTCCTTGGTTCTATTGAGTTTTTTTCTTCCCATATGTTCATTTCCTATAAATATATCATCATACGATAAAACATCATACAAAATCAATATCTTTACTTTTTATACTCATTCAGTTCTTTGAAACTGGTGAACAGGGCGTTGGTTATTTTTGCCATAGTAGAAAAGATACTATGAACATTTTTACCAAACAGTCAAACTATAATAGGTTATTGGCTACGATAAGTTCAACTGCATTGTATATATCATACTTTGGTTTAAATCCCAAGTCATACAGCTTTTGACAGTTCATGAAAAAATTGGGAGCTTGAACAATACTATGAAAGGTTGGCACATCCACATGGTTTATTTTGCTCTTGGACTTTGTTAGCTTCATAACATGATTTACAACATCAATGAGCTTATGGCTGTTCTGTGCTCCGATATTATAAATTTCGTTTATATTTCCATTGGATGTGACCAGATTGATTGCTTCACACACATCTTCGACATGCAGAAAGTTTCTATAGTTGTCTCCTTTGTATATATCAATCGGTTCGTTGTTTATGATCTTACCAATCAAAAACTCCAATGCGTTTTTCTTTTTACCAGCATCAACATCGCCGCCAATTACATTACACAAACGCAGTATGCGATATTCTTTGTTGAATGTTTTGCAATATGACACCATCAAATCTTCAGCGGCTTTCTTTGTTATGGAATAAAATCCCTGTGGTCGGCAATCAGAATGTTCAAAGGCTGGTGTGGAGTTTGTACCATAACCATCTCCATAAGCAAACCAACTAGAAATAAAATTGAATGTGCCTTTTGTATTGGGCAATACATTCAGCAACTTGGTTAGGTTCGTATTTACATCAAGATGAACATCGCTGAATACATGATAGTTGTGAGTTGTACTTATCAAATACAACACATCACGATCAACTGGAACATTATTCTCTCGTTCTATGACATTACATTTGTTTGAATACAACTTCACAAAGTTACTGCCCACAAACCCAGTTCCGCCAAATATGCTTAATTTACCCATGTTTTTAGAACCTCTTCGATATATTGAAGGTTTTCTTTGCTGATTGTTGGAGCACATCCCACAAAGAACACAAGGTCCAACACTTTGTTTGACTCTGGATAATCCAAGTAATTGCCCAAATGTTTGTATCCACGATGCATGAGTAGATTGCCAGCAAAATAGTTTCGTGTTTGTATTCCATTCTTTTCCAAGAAATCAACCAAACGACGTTTTTGTTGCTTGTCTTTACAAATCACTGGAACACCAAATGGAACCCATTCACAATGTTCATACACTTTGGGAAACTTCACACCATCCACATTTTGGAAAAACAATGTTGAAATAGCAGCTTGATTTTTACTTCTGGTGCTGCAAATGAATTTGAGTTTCTTTAGCTGCTCCAATCCAATGGCTCCTTGCAAATCCAATGGTTTCAAATTGTATCCAATACGATTGAACACATACTTGTGGTCAATAATAAGGTCGGGAAACTCCGGAATCCAGTTAGAGAATCGTTTGCTACACGAACCATTACACAATAGATTGGCTGCTCCAACACAATAACAATCTCTGCCCCATGTGCCATAACTTCTGGCCAAATCAACGATTTCTTGTATGTCGGATGACACCATACCACCTTCCAGTGTGGTGATTTCATGAGCAGGATAAAAAGAACAACTGGATGCGATAGAGTATTCATTTAGAAATTTTCCTCTCCATTTTGATCCAAGCGAGTCGCAGTTGTCGAGCAACAATCTTATATCATGCTTCTTTACAATCGCAAGCATTTCATCCATATCTGGTGGATTCCCAAGAACCGGACTCAAAAATACTGCTTTTGTTTTGCTGGTAATCTTTTGTTCTATGGCAGACAAATCAAAGTTGAGAGTTTCCCATTCAATGTCAATAAACACTGGCACCAGTCCATTCTGAACCAATGCTGATACCGTGGTTGGAAATCCTACAGCGGATACAATCACTTCATCGCCATCTTGCCACTTGAAATATTCTTTGCATGCAGCAATGAGCAACAAGTTTGCACTTGAACCGCTGTTACAGAAGAATGAATTTTTAGTGTTGATGTGCTTACCAAATTCACGCTCAAATTTTGCACAAACTTCACCAGAAGAAGACCATTTGCCAAACAGCAATGTTTCAATCGCAGCCGATATTTCACTGCCATCAAAATATGGACCGGAGTAGTATACTTTCTTTGGGTCTTTTCCAACCATGTTGTGAGCAAACTTTGGTAATACACCGTACTTGCTTGTCATTTTATCAATGAATTCTTTTATATCTTGTGCGTAATTTGTTTCCATAATTTTTATAATGTTTTTACCCAATTGACGAACTCTCTGGCCCAAGGCTCCAAGTTTAATCCTTTAATATGCTTCTGAGTTGACACCTTTATGCTGACGTGCTCGTCGTTAAAATCTTGTTGATTCTTATTACAGTGAGGGCACTGTAAAAATAAATTTATCCGAAACTTTAAATTCGGATACTTTGAAATAAGAATATCTTTAAGTAACATGATGTCCTTGACATCGTCGATGTCTTCCATTGGAAGGCATCCGCAGTTTGCCATTTCCATGTGATGTTCTTCGCCGTGCGATCTTCTGATGAATATCAGTTCTTTATCCGAGTCTTCGAGAAATTTGAGCAGTCTATCAACTCTTCTTTGCAGAGTCACATCGTAGTCCTTTATTAGTTCTCGGTGGAAAAATTTTATAGCATACTTTGGATTTACTTCGTGAGATCGCACCATTACTCTATCCGCCAAAAATCCCTTAAAGTTGTGTTGAAATGGCAGATGTGCAGAATGAAAGCACACCAACCAATCGAACGGAAACGAAAACGTTTTATTGCCAGCCTCTCGCAATGCACCGGCCCCACCACAGTCCGCTCCTAATGATACATACACTTTCTCCATAGTTTAATTTGTTTTTAGATTTATATACGGCTCCACAATATCATATTCTCTATCTGAAAATATTACATCTTTTCCTCTGAATGGCAACTCAAATTCTTTATGAACCAAAGAAATCCAGTCCTTGTCTTTGTTGTGACTCCAACAACTGACTTTTTTTAGCATTGCTTCTTTTGAACGCACCCATGAGTAATGATGTACAAATGGACTACCATTGTATGTTGTCATTGCCCTGCGACGATTCATTGGCACAAACCAAAACATTCCTTTGCGTTCTTCTTGATGAAAGATAAAGTCGTCATTTTCTGTGATTGGACCCTTCTTCACAAACACCGTGTTGTCTTCCCATGTTCGGCTGCGAAACTTAAAGTCTCTGAAATACCAGTAATGGGCAATTTTATAACTATCTAGCATACCCGATTTTTCTTCTTCATTAACCCAATCAATAAACTTGTTGGACTCAACGATTTCATCAGTGTCCAGAAAAAGAAAATACTCTGTGTCTGTTGGTGCCAACTCAATACCAATTTTACGAGAAATGTTACAATGCCAACGCGAAGACTTGGTGCTGTCATAAGCAAATTCTACAAATTGAACACCTGTGTTTTCCAGCACAGACTTTTCTTGCAGTGCCTTGTTTTCTTCTGTGCCATCATGAAAATGGTCGCAGTATGGTATGATTATTTCATGTGAAAATGGTCGAACATTGTCAATGCAAGACTTCAAAAAGATATAATCATTCGTACAATAGTTTATGATGGTAGTAATTTTCTTCATATTTAATTTACTGTGTAGCTTCCATAAAGTATGTTGGAGTGGGATTGTCTGTTGAAGTGTATTTGTATGGATTTTCCATCTATGATATCAATTGGATATCCAGCATCTTTCATGATGATATCAAGCATGTGCTTTTTTTCTCTGGGAATAGCAACATGATCGCAAGGATAATCGGTATTGATTCTGGCCAGAATGTAGTCCAGAGACAATAGCTTGTTCAACAAGCTTTCTGAGCTTTCGTTGAAGCAACGCAACCAATTATTCTCTACCTCAACAAACATTATTGGTCTTGAATTCTTGATCAAAGTTTCCGCACCAGCCAACAATAGTAATTCGGAACCTTGTACATCAACTTTCATGAATGATACGCCATTTGATATTATGTCATCAATCCGTACCATTTCAACAACGTCGCCACCAACACCAACTTTTGTTGCTCCAATGTTTATTTGCGTGGCATCCACATCCACATAATCCATCTGAATCAACTTTCGCTCGTTACCAACAGCCGCATTGAGGCAATATACATTTCTCAAATCGTTCAAAAACACATTACCATTCAATTGTTGATAAATTATTCTCAATGGCTCAAACGAAATTACTTTTCCAGTACGCCCAACTAACTTTGACAATGTCACGGTATGATATCCAAGATTGGCTCCACAATCCAAACAAGTGTCTCCGTCTTTCACTATATTCTTGACCACATTGTAAAAGTGAGGTTCAAAGTCACGATTTTCAATCAAAGCTTTGCCCAGTGAGTCGTTGGGAAGCACTAAGAATTTTCCATGTTTTGCTTCTATTATATTTGGCATTTATTTTATATACACCGCGTCGAATTTGTTTATAACATTCTGTGGTGAGAATTTGATTGAATAACAATCCCAGTCTACATCATTGACATACTGTTTGTCAATTTGTAATAAATACGAAAGCAGCTCTTCTTTATTTTTATATGTCAAAGCCTTGTCTCCGAGCATATCAATGTGTGCTCGCATATACCACCAATATGGTGCATCATAAGTGAATACAGGCTTGTTGAATGATGAAAATTCTCCAATCGCCAATCCAAAAGTTTCTCCGTCCGAACGTGCGTGTATCATGGCATCGCATGTGTTGATAAACTTACTTTTGTATAAATTACTTGGATTGAATGGTATGAATAATGCGCGTGGATGTTCCACAAATGGCTTGGTATTTAAGAAAATTGCCCACAAATCATTTCTGGCGACGAGTGCGCGCTGAACCGCCACCTGCGCATCTTTCACATCGAATTGATTATAACCGCCCACTCTACCAATCACAAAGGCACTTTTAGGTACACCTAAATCATCATGTAGAGTTTCATTTGTTTTTGGTAGATTTATGATATGAGGAACCCACAGTTCCTTTTTGAAATATTTAGCCAACCATTCGCTCACTCCTGCATACACTGTTCCATGCGGTTCCTGCATACTAAACACACAATGTATTGCGGTTTTACAGTTGGTGGGAAAAAATTCATTTCCACCGGCACGAGTCATGTAAAGTACATCAATCTTTTCTTTGTCTACTATGTTCGGTATTTCCGCCGACATATTTTCATATAGACAACATTTAAATTCGGAAAATCTAGATTCTACGTGTGTGGATTTTGCCGCTGAACTTATTATTACGGGTTCGTACCCCAACACATTTCTCAGTGCATGCGCATAATCATACATTACAGTACCATTGCCACGGTCATCTATTGCTGGTGCGTGCAGTCCAATTTTCATTATCCTTGTCCCATATTGGCTTTTATTGACCAATTTTTGTTTCCCCATCGCGCGGCTGACACTTTGGTCATCCTAATTCTCATTGCTTCCCGACAGTCTTCTTCGTTTTTATATTTTCCTTTTTCCTTTTTCCAGAATAATGTTGTAGCGGTTGACAAAGATTTTTTATGATCATCATTAAATGACATTCCCGTTCTTCCATTAGATATATTTGTTTTCCATTCGTCTGGAAGTCTCTTTCCTAATCGGGAGACTGACATTTTAGATTTAGTTTCATTTGAACGTTTCTTTCCCGTATTTATAATTGATAATTTTATGCGTGTTTCTTTACTATGCGTTTTTCCGGTGTTTGCGATTGATAATTTTTTTCTAGTCTCATCTCCTTCGTCAGTAGCAAATAAATGTTTTTTTGATTGTGATATAAGTTCACACTGAGCAATCGGCAATTTTCTTCCTTTAGATGCATTGGATATTTTTTCTTTTGCCACTCTCCCACGGTCACTTGCAAAAAACTTCAATGCCGTATTTGACATTTTTTCTCTTTCCAAATCTCCCGTTACCGACTCAAACCTTTTCTTGCGAGACTTTGATATTTTTTCCTTTGTCTGTTCGGAAACATTTGCTCCCTGCCCACCTACGGTTAGGTTATATCCCCACTCGGGGTTTGTGTCAACCAATGTATTATATTTTTTGATGTAGAACGTTTCCAGTCGTAATAATTCGCTATAATCGTCATTCTTATCTATAATATAACATTTGAAGTTTACAGGATTATTTCGTAATTTTTCTTGAAACAGGAATAATTTTGGAATACACGTTGTTAAATGATCATTTATTCTTTCATGGATAAGATTTTTTGTTATTCCAACGTAACATGGATTGTCTAAACACGTCCACAAATATACAACGTTTCTTTCAGCGTTACCACAAAACTTATCGCCGTCAAAACAGGGGATAGAATTAAATGAGCATATGTTCATATTATTTCAGCGATTCCATTTTTAATTGTTGATATTTCTTTCTGCGTTTTTCGTTGATAACATCTCTATTATTCTTGTAGTAAGAAAGAGCCAATTGTCTCTTAATTTCAAGAACCTGCCCATATGTTCTATTTAATGATTTTCTGCCCATATCAATAAATATAAACGATAAACACCAAACGATAAACTATTTTAGCCAATCCCACGATTTTCTTTTTCGCTCCACTCTGTATTATATCTAATATTTTGTGCTCTCTGCCTGTCAATCGTTTTGTCATGAATAATGGCATAATCAACTTCTTTTGGAAGATGTGCCACAATAGATGCTCCTATGATTGTTTCGTGCAATGGCTTGTGCCATTGTATTCTTAAACTATTTTTATAAATACGAGATTGATAATCTCCTGAATTCCAATTTATAATAGGCAAGTCACCAAATTCCGGTAATTTTGATATATGCCATCCCCAGTTTCTGGCATCATTGTCTGTGGCACCTCGTACAATATTGACTCTTGGAACTCTATACAATTCAACCGTTGGATTTGAATCAATGATTTCGTGCATATTGTTCAACAGATTTGGAAACAAATATTCATCAGCGTCGATTTGACATACGAAGTCGCCCACACAACGCTTGCTGCCATAATTTTTATGTTCAGCAAAATTTTTGTTTAGTGCATGTTGAACAACAGTGAACCCATAACTTTTTGCTTTGGCAAGAATTTTCTTGGTGTCTTCATTATCCGAAAAATCGTCCAATACAACAACTTCATCGTTTGGGGCAACAAAATCTATATGAGTCTTGAGCTTCTCAATCAGTTGCAGAAGCTCAAGTGTCTCATTCTTGCAAGTTACTAAATAACTGATTTTCATCCTGCGACCGGTGTTGGTGCTGTTATCTTCTTGAACTTTGGTAGAGTGATTGCCACTTTCTTTTCAAACACTGGCAAGTTCTTGTCCAATATGTCCATGAACACTTTATTTCCCGCTTCAAGTGTGAACTTTTCGCTGTTTTGCTGACGCAGTTTTTCTGCATTTGGAATATACTTGATATAGTTATCAAAAATATCTTCCAGTTTTTGAGCAGCAACACTGTAGTTTACATTGAACCATTGTGCTTCTTTGATTAGCCAATCGTTGCATGCACTTGGTGGAATATTGACCAATGTGCCGGGCAACAGGTTTGCAAGATCGGCTGACAAAAAGTCAACATGACCGCTCCAACCACTGGTGAGCAATGGCTTTCCGCTCAGTGTTGCTTCAAGCAATGGACGACCAAATCCTTCACCGTGAGTAAAGCTTACATGTGCTTTGACTTTTGGATGGTTGTATAGTCTATTCAATTCCTTTGGTTCCAACTCACCATGCACAAGATAAATGTTTGGCAAGTCTCCAGTCAATGGAGTTCTGATTTCATTGATTTTCTTCAACAAGTCAGTTTTATCCATCTTGCTGAATGTTGCACCACTGGTCTTGAGAATAAGAGCAGGCTTCTTTTTCTTGTTCTTGAACACTTCACTGAATACTTTTATAAGCATTCCAACATCTTTACGATCCGCACCCAAGTCTCCTTGTAGCCAATGACCAACAAACAAATAACAGAAGTCTTCTGCAATGGCATCAATGGCAGTGTCAATTTCAGCGGAAGGTTCGCTTGTCTTTTTGTAGATATTTACATCAACACCCTCAAACGCAACTTCGATTGGCTTGTTTAGTACAACCTTTTCTTCTGTACCATTTTCATGTTTCTTTGTATAATTTGCCTTCACAAAACCTTCTTTGGCGAAGTTGGATGGAACAATGTTTAGATTCATTCTGTTCATTCCTTCAATCCATTCAGCCTTTGGAATTGTACTTTCAATACCAGCAGTTACGCCAATATTATACTTACCAATTGGTCTGAATTCATTGGGAATAGATACTTGAATAAACAACTCTGGCTGTGCTGATAGTTGATTGATTATTCTGCTCTTGATTTCTTTCACCATTGGAGCATTTTCATCATCAAGCATGGTGTTTGGACATACACCCCAACGCATAGGAATGATCTTTACATCAAACTTGTTACTGTTGATTAGTGCATCACAAATTTGTCTCATGTGATCGCCATAGCCACTTCGAGATGCTACTGGTCCTTGGATTACACATACAGGTTTTATTTCATTACTCATTATATAACCTTTATTTTATTATTACGGAGTTGTTCCAGCCGTATTCTGGTCTTCTTGTTCAGCAATGATTGCTTCAATTTCATTTTCTACATCATTGATGCGGTCTTTGAAATCAACATTTGCAGACTTCTTCTCCTTCTTGATTTCAGCGAGCTGTTTTGTTAGCTCGTATACTTTTGCTTTTGCTTCTTCTTTAGTTAGTGGTTTAGCCATAATATTTTTTAGTTTAGTTGAATTTATTTTTTGCTTCTGTTCTGTCAATCTTTGGTAGAATGAATCCAAGACTCTTGTTTGGCATGTTGTGCCCAACATATTCATCTTGGCGATGAATGTTGAAGCGTTCTCTGCCTTTCCAGTTTGACAACATATTGTCGATACCAACTGCCATAGTTTCACACATTCTATCGGAACTCAATCCTTCTGGACTCATGAGCCATTCACGACCTTTGAGACCACGATCTTTGCGATTTTCACGACCAACTTCATACCAGTGCATCATTGCTACAGCAGCATCTTCCCAACGAGCATAATCTGCGAGAATATATGGAGTTGGAATACTGCCTTGTACCATTCTTGCACCGGGAAATATTGGAGTAACCCAAGTTCCGTGGTTCTTGTATCTACCATCCGCATTGGTTCCCCAGTTTGTATCAAACTCCACAGGATTACCATTTTCATCTGTAAATCCACATTGATCTTGCAAACCGCCGGTTACTGTTACGATAATGGGTGTGCCAGCGGCGATACTTTCCGCCGTTCCAAGTCCAAATCCCTCATTATCAGAAAGATTGATTGTAACATCGGAAATATTATAGTACTGATTTAGACGATCTGGCATGATCTTGTCAGTACTGAAAACGACATCATAATCGGGACAGAAAGCGGTCTTACATGCCAACAAGTCGGTACCCGCATCATCCAGTGGAGGAGTATGCATAAACAATACACATTTGGATGCTTCTTCTTTGGTTAAATTATCGCAGAAGTTTCTATAAGCAAGCATGATTGTGCTGGTTTGCTTGCGACGAATGTTACGATTGTTATAAAAAATAACATAGTTATAATCTTTCTTGAATAATTGCTTTTTTACCACATTCAGTTCTTTTAGTTCAGACTCACTTGTCAATGGCTTGAACGTTTTTGTATTGATGCCATGTGGCACATAGTGTATTAGAGTTTTAGTCATTTTGTATATTTGGATTCTTTTATTATGAAATCAATTGCAAGTTTTGTCAACCATTTTGGCATATTTAAAGCATTTTCTTGACAATATTTTTTTATGATATTGAATTCATCATGGGGTATATTTACAACCCGCCGTTCACTTTTTATAGTTTTCATTTAGAATATCTCCTATTTCATTTGTAAAATTTTCAGGTAACGTATCAATTTTTGATACACTTTTTGTTTTTTGACGAATTCTGTAAAATTTACAGTTTATTTCTTCCATGATTCGAGTTTGTCGTTTTATATCCTTATCAATTAGATTACCCGCTTTATAGTGTTTTTCTTCATCCCATTCAATTACTAAATTTTTTGAAGTATCGTAATAATCAACCGAGTAACCGCATATACGCAACTCTCCTCCGTTTAGTGCGTGTTTTCCAGTCATGTTTAATTTTTCATTAAGAATGTTAAAAAACTCACAAGCAGTTTTATTATATGCGGGATAGGTGTTTGATTTTTCCAATTGACCAAGTCTGTGGTTTCTCAGATTTTCTCGTTGGTTTGGATCTTTCATTCTATTTTTGGTAGCAACTCTTATTTTTTCCAACGACAGTTCGTCATGTTTTTTTCCAAACATATAATTATTTTTTCCAGATTTTGTTTCACTTTGACGATTCTTGTATTCCACAGTGTTCATAGAACTGATCCATACTTCCGATTTTTTGTGAGATTCTGCACATTTTTTTTTAGATTCATCTCGCGACCAACTCCAAGTTCTACCTTTTATTTTTTCCGCCATTTGCAGAGTTCTACATTTTTTACATTTAGAATTTTGTTTATGAGAACAATATAATGTTAATTTTTTTCTATAATTTATACGTTTGCCACAAGATGGACATGATTTAAAAAATTCGGTTTTAATATCTTCGTCAAATTTTGGTCGTCTTTTCATACAAATAAATATGAAACAATGTGAATAAAAATGAATAAAAATGAATAAAAATGAATAATTTACTTTTTATATTGAACAAATGTGCCGTCTTTTAGAAATTCTCCGTCAACCGTGCGACAATTTTCCGGTCCCATTACCCATTTATTTATGTTATATGTCTGCTTGCTGATGGCCATCAGCAAATCGCACGATTCATAAAATGCTCTATTATACATTGGGTATGGTACGTCATCCCATATATTTAGGTATGCGATTGGCATCTTTTGACGAAGCTCACGTTCCATTTGATACAACCAGCCCCAAAAACGAGGATCAGTAAAATGCATCAATGCATCTGGCTTTTCAAGTTTGATGACTTCGTTCAATATTTCGGGATTGCCATAGCCATCCACTGGATATAAACGAACATATGCATCGCTGATACCAGCACTGTTATTTACTGCACCGTCCAAATTTATTATCTTTCCCTTTTCTGGATGTTGAACAGAGCCAGCGATTTGAACCCAATTATACTTACCAGCTAATCCCGTCACGAACTCACGTGCAACGGTGGCCACACCCGAATGCATACGCAAATCATCGCAAAGTAGTATAATTTTCTTTCTGTCTTTTTGAGGAATATAACCATTATTCATATATAAAATTTAGTATGTTTTAAATTTGATTATTGTCAAATTATTAAAATGCACTGCCGCTAATTTGTAAAGCATTTGTGTCGTCAATTTTCTTTTTGAAATCAGCATCATTGGTGTATAGATATACACAACGATTGACTAACTTTTGCAGTGTCATGCCGCTACTTACACCAGCTTCTTTGAATGAAGTATATTTGTCTTTAAAAATGTGAATTGAGGTAAAAGATGTTTCGTGATTTGATTTTAGTTTCATATGTTGTTGTTTTTCCTATATACATATATATGAAAATAACATTCCGTATATATAAGAAATCAAATTAATATATAAAAACTACTTTTTATATTTTATCTTCTTTTCCATTACAATACAAATTACCGTTTGGATCTTTCATAGTTTTAAATTGACAATATTTGCATGATTTTTTATTTTTACCTGGAGTTTTTAGAAAAACTCCACTTGTATTATACTCCCCACTAGCAGTAAATCCGTTATTTATAAATTCTAAAAATGAAGTTTCAACTTCCTTGACACTCATTTTTCCATCAGCGGGACTAAATCTTTCAATCCTACTTTGCGGAAAACTCACGTCTTCCAAGAGTTTCCTCTTCATAATAAAAAACTCAATTTCAATATCACTCATAGGAACCTTGAACATTTGATTATAAAATCGTTTATACAGAATGAGTTGATCAATCTTGGTTCGGTCTTGCTTTCCCCATTTACCCCAGCCTCTGGTTGATGTCTTGAAATCTAAAATAAGTACCTTCTTGGTCAGTTTGTCTTTTAGCACAATGTCAAGAAAGCCTTTGTATAATATTGTGCCGCCTTTTAATGGAATTTCCAATGGCAGTTCAATACCAACAAGTTCATATTTTTTACTTGGAAAATGCTTGCTGCGTTGAGCATATGCTAATGTATGATCCAGAATAACTTTACCATCATTCTCAAACTCTTTGACTGTATCTTGAGTAATCAAGCCCAATACATCTCTTTCATCTTCAGTCAACTTGAGCTGTTCATCTGTAGCAATCTTGAGGTCTTTTAAGCCTTCTTCATATTCTTTCTTGAACAAACCAAATGCATCCAAAGCATCTGCTTCGGCAGTTCCTACTGTATATAACAACCGAAGATATTCTTGTAATGCAGCATGAATAGCTGTACCAAATGTGGTATGTATGCTTGCTTCATATGGAGCCAACTTGTCAATATATGAAAGTTTCCAATCCATTGGACATTTTAGCCATTTGCTATATTGACTGAAACTCACATTCTTGAGTTTTTTTACTGGCTGAGTGGGTTCGGTTATAACCGACACAGGATCGGGAGTTTCTACAAGAAATTGATTGGACATATAATACTACTATACATAAAAAAAACTATCTGTCAATGTTAATGACTGTATATTTATTAATAACGATGCAAAATAAATCTTTCACGCACATATTACAAAAAACGGGTGTGCTAAAAACATTCACAGTTGCAAAAATTGTCAAGAAACAAGACATCGACGAGCTAAAAGCATTGGTAAAAAGCGTGGCTTCGGATGAAAATGAATATAAAAAAATGTTGAAGGAAGAAATGTCTAAAATCTCCAATATGCATGACCAAAGCAATCCAATACCTGGCATCATTTATCCTGTACCAGATGATGATAGAAAAAAATTATTGGTTGCCATCACCACAAAATTTTGCAAAGGAATAAAAACTCAAAAATTTAGCAAGCGAGAACTTGCATTTTTGATTTCGGCAATCATCAATGAACTTGGGTTGACACAAGAAGATTTTATTACTCTAAAAAAAGAATTGGAAAATCAAACTGATGATGACGAAGACGATGATGATGATGATGATGATGGCGACGAAGATGATGAAGAAAGTCAGAAGTTCTGAACCCAAATATTCATAAACTTGTCTACGTGAGCATTTAGTTGAGTGTCAAGCAACAAATCTTCTGGTAGTTTGCATTCTACATGTTCCCATTTAATGGCACGATGTGCAGCAGCTTCAATCTTTGGATCATTTTCTTGTTCATGTTCATTGGCGGGTTTAACAAATACTTTGTGTCCCCATTGAATATCCCAAGTATATTTGCTGATATGACACAATACTCCATTTACTTCATTCTTTAAAAAGTATAGCTCGTCTTTTTCATATACATCATAGCGAATATCTGTGATGATATAATAATCATAATTGGTTTCATCAATGGTCTTCTTGGCAATATCAACCCAATATCTACCATCTGTGCGCTTGCGTTGAGCATCGCCATACCATACAAGCATGGGACGAATAATTAATTTTTCTTCTGGAATAGTTGTGAATGCAGAAATGCCAAGATTCTTCATCAAGAAATTATCAACATCCGCTTTTAATGGATCAGCCAGTGCAATTCTTTTTACAGATTTACCCGCCTGTTGAAGTTTATATGTAAGAATGGAAGCAAATGTATCTTTACCCGATCTTGCCACGCCACTTAGCCCCACCACTTTTTTATTTGATGTTTGCATATTTTATCGTTTACTCTTTTCCAATAACTCTTCAATTTGCTCTGTGTCATACCCATAATTTTGCACAATACTGCGAATGTCATCGTTGGTCATGATACTCATATATTCAACAACATTGCGTTCACTGTCTTTGAAATGCATACACAACAAAGTCAACAAAGTTTTATTATATTTCTCTCCGCTGTTTTTTATATATGGCACAAATACTTTGGCTTTTGGTACAATGTCAATACAAACTCTATAAAACTGCTCTGGAGTTAGTTTATCTTGATAATATTGTAAATCATTGATGCTGTCAACAAAGTCCATCTGCATACTCAAAAATCTGCATACCATATAATTACTCCAAGTCTTTTTATCCGCATCAGACAATGTATCAAAGTATTTAGGATTTTTTCCCACACGCACTTCATTGATGTGATCAAATAAACTTTTAGTCTTTGGCTTTTTATCAACTTCGTTTTTTATTTTTGCCATGTTAGTTTTTAACTATACAATAGTATGGATATATGTCAACAACATCATACAATTTTAGTAAACCCGTCGTTTATACGATTTTTTAAAATAATGTTGGCGGCTTTTTCTAAAGCTTCTTCTTTAATTTTTAAATAATCTTCCACAGTAGCAGTTGAAGCATACTCCATTATCATATGATTATCATATGCTTGTTGAGCTTCTTCAAATGTTGCTTTGTCTAAATCAAGTTGAGTTACGCCCATTTGCTTCATATATTTTAATCCCACTTTCTGTGTTTTTCAGCCACCCATTCATTACCATCATATTCTTCAATCTGCCATTGAACATCATCAGGAATATCTACAACTTTAAGTTCGGCAAAGCCCCCGTCAGCAGCTTCTCCTAGTTGCTCCACAATTTCTACTAGAATAGGATTGTTTCGCTCGATGTCACGCTCATATGTATTGACTGTACCAGATCGTTCATTAAACAGAGCAAGAGCTTCTTTAGAAAGCCCAAAGCCACCATAACAAGTATTGATTATAATTTTCATTTTTTTATAGATAAGCGAACATCCAACGCAGCAGCACAAGGAAATTGTTCCCCAATTTTGAACTTAAATGTATTTAAACTAAATGGTTTGAGCACTTTGTCACCGTTGACCCAACTTCTTTCTGTGCTAATATAGCCTTGTTGTTCCAACATATCACGCAACTTTGTGAACTCTGGGTGATCAATTGTGCCATGCGACATTCCAGATATGGTAGAACCATCATACATATTCAATGTCATGTATTTGGTGTCTGTCACATCAGAAATATATTCACGTTTTAGCACAAACTTTTTCATTTTATTTCTTCCATACCCTTTTGTCGTATTGTACGAATGTAACAAGACCAAATGCGTTCTTGGCATTGGCCCATTTACCTTCATTGTTCTTTTGGCTGACTATTTTTGTGTATGCAGCGTTTTCAGTTAGTATATCTGGGTTTCCAAGAAAAAACTTGTTTCCAAGTTCCAACTTGCCAAATTCTACCATACGCGGTCCTTCATTATTTGTTTTCATTTTCTTCTGTATATTGTAAATTCATCTTTTGTTTTAAACCGTCTTTCACAGATCGGTTCATGTTTTGCTCTAAACGATGTATTCTTGAGTTATATTCCGTCAATTTACTATTTATTTTAACGTGGTCTGAGTTATTTTTCTTTAGTTGCTCAAATGCAACTTTTAGTGTATCTGTGATTGCATTTCCTGCTGTTGCAAGTGCTCTTTTATGTGTAGCATCTTGTTCAATTATTTTTGCATCTTGTTCAATTATTTTTTGCTGCAATTTCTTTATTTGATAATAAGAACGAACGGAATATGCAATCAGCAAAGCGCATAGTGTCAATGTAAAATAGTCCATAAATAAAAGGATGTATCAGATTATGATACATCCTTATGTTTGTCAATGCTGTTCTATGCTACAACTTCTTTCACATGCGTTACATTGTCCAAGAAGTGTACCCAACTTGGATGATGTGCTACATTGATTGTGGAACTGATGGGCAATGATTTGGGAGCAAATGGCTTACGAATAAGTGTCAAACCTGCTTGCTTTGGTGTCTTGTCTGCCTTTTTGCTGTTGATATCTTTATGACACCACACCATGTTTTCAAATGTGTTTCTGCCACCTTGAGCACGAGGAGTAACATGGTCAATATTACCTTCTTTCCAAGACAAAACTTGACCAGTGTATTGACAAATGCCGCCGTCACGCTTTCGGATTGCTTCCTTGGTTGGACGAGGTTGCACGGTCGGCATCTTGCTATAGTTGGGCTGAATAATAACCCGTGGAGCACGAATAACCATGTTGGAGGTGTGAATCGCCAAGTCATAGTCCCTAACTGGCAGCTTTCGCCATTCCTCCCAGCCAACAGGTTGGGTGTATTCGGGGCTGTTCCAATCAACATTTCCGTCATCATCAATTGGAAATACCATGTCAATAGCCATAGCAGCGGGAGAATTTCCCCTTTCTCCGCCTAGCATAGATATAAGAGATTCTTTCACGGTTTTAGTACCGAGGGCTTGCCAAACGCCGTTTAGACATAATACTGGTTGGTTTATAACATTCATTTTTATAACATTCTTTATATACCTATAACTATGATATGCTTTTTATAAAAAGTCAATACTTAATTCAAGAAAAATGAGTGGTTTTCTGCAAGTTTTGCCTGTAGAGTATAATTTGATATAACCAAATGTTTTACTTCCAGTTGTTGTTTTGACACTCTCTGTTTTGTTATTCTGAACCTATAAGCTTTATCATACTCGTGAGTGATGCATCCTTCGTACAAGGAGGTAATAAAATCAGTCTTTGCGATCACCATCATACAGCTGCACTTGCTTGTCTTGAAAGTTTCGGCTAGTTTTGTATGCTCTTCTCTGCCAAACGGCAAATAATAGTTTTTGAACTCGGAATCATATGGAGGATCAAAGAATGCAAAACTGTCATCGGTTGCTAATTCCATTGCTTTTGTATAATCTCCAGAAATTATAGTGCTTGATTTGAGCAGATTTGCGTGATCTGGAGAAATAATGTCTTGAAAATTAACGTTTTTATATCTTCCCCAGGGGATATTAAACTTTCCTTTCTTGTTATATCGCGTCATTCCTCTATAACAGGTCTTCAGAATGTAAAAGTATTTAGCAGATCTCTCCAAGTCATTCTTGGGAACATAATCGTCTCGCATATGATAATAATTATCTTCCGTTTCACCAAACGATTTGCAGAGTTTTACTATTTCTTCGGCGTTCCCGTCCGCCAATTGTTTATAAAAATTGATAAGTTCAATATTATTGTCGCAAATAACAGACCCAGCCTTGTTTATATGAAAAAATACAGATCCTCCACCCACGAATGGTTCAATATATTTGTCAAATTTAGTTGGAAAGTATTCAGAAAATAAAGGTATTTCTGAATTCTTAGATCCGGCCCACTTAAACATCGGTTTCAATTTCATAAGATATCTATGCTAGAGTATAAGCATCAAATGTCAAGTCGATATAATTTTGTTGTATTCCGCAGACCAAACTTTTATACTCTCAAATATGATTTCTCTATAGTTATTAGGTATACCAAATTGTGTAAATGCCTCTTCCCCCAAATAACAAGGAATATTATGGTTTTTACAGTTATTTTTTATATTAGATAAACCCGTGTGTTTCTTATCTGGGAATAGTACGACTGCGGCGGGAATGATATTTGAGTTTGGGTGTTTTCGTTTCAATTCTAAGGATTTTTCCATCAACGCTTCAATATCCTTTTTAGCTTTATTTTTATCCAATTTTCCGCCCGTCTTCATCTCGAACACATAAATTTTTGAAATATTATCTTCAATGCATTCATAGCAACAGTCGTTATCTTTCTTTTCTTTTAAGACTTTTCCGTTTTTTCCCAACTTTTGGTCATATATTCTGCCAAAGAAGTTTCTAGAAGGATGTAAAATTTTAATAGTGCCGCAAATAATGTCCTCACAAGTAAAGCCTAGCTTAGACATTAGACTTCTTTCCAAGCTCATCACCTTCGTGACGTTGGGAGAAAATCCAGACAGAAAAGGGTTTTGGCTTCTGTCGGATGCTTCATCTGCTTGAAGAGTAGCAGTGAGTTTGTTCAACTTGGTTTTTACCACAAGTTTGATTTGATCTTCTAATGTGGTTATATTGGTTGTTTGCATACTCAAGATACAACAACTTTGAGTTGAAGATACGGATCAACATCAACTTCCATATCGCCGTCAAACAGAATAATAGTTTTATTTCCTTTATTCACAACAAGTGATACTATCAGTGTTTTGCCCGACGCACTCAACACTTTGTCTCCGATCACCAATCGCTTTGCTGCTTTTTCAATGTAATTTTTTGTTTTTGTCATATATTGTTTATTTTATAATATCTTCAACTGCGGCGAGTTTTTCTTCTTCACTTCTGTATGTGAACAATGTGACTTCTTCCGCTCTAATAATTTTTGTTAGTGTTTCATTCATTAGTGTCAATTTCATGCGATCAATTGATCTAATATTGTCAATCGCAATTACAAATATAGCATCTTTGATTTTTTTATGAAACTTTGAGGACAATCCTTCAATGGTAATAGTCCCACTATTGTATTCATAATTGACGCGAAAAAATCCTTTCTTCAATGCGGCAACGCGCACAGGTTGTTCTTCATCTGGCAACGACTTAACATCCAATCCATGTTTCAATGCAATTTTTGGATTGTTTTGCAACCATCTGTAATGCCATTGATCCAAAGACACAGGCTTGCCATCTGGTAAAATCCACATTTTGGATGTAAGAAGATCTGTCTTATGTGAAGCCACTGCCTTCAGTTCAGAAAACAATTTACTTTCTCTTAGCAATTCATATTTCTCTCTTAGTAGTTTAATCATATATTAATAAGTATATTTCCAATATGCAATAGTATAGGGCTTGAACTATATAAAGTCAAGCCCTATGTTTTTACTTCAATACTTGATATAGCAGTTTTTTATAATCATCAGTGCTGATGGTCTTGCGATCTAGCATCTTGAATATAATTGCACTTCTGCCCGTGCTGCCATATGCTTGTAAGATTTCTTTGGCGGCAATATTACGAGCAATGTTCATACGCTCAGACGCAAACTCAAACAGTGCAGTCATGATCTTGTGAACTTCTTTCATAGCATCACAGATGCGCGAAGCGTGTCCAGTTGCCATTGTAGCAATCTCAAAGTCAAACTTTTCGGTAAGATACTCAAAGAATTCTACATAACCAGTTGGTTCGTGTGATAATGTGTTACGTGGTATAAACCAATCAATATACACATCAATTATTTTTTCTATGCTAGAAATTTCACTTTTTGCACGATGTAAAAAAAGATAGCTTGCGGCTTTTACTTTACGAATTTGTTGTTCGTTTCCATAATATACACACAAACCTTCTTGGTCTTTCAACACTTCAACCGCCGACTTCATTTCTTCAACAGAGTTGTAAGAGAATGTGCGGGGACGTGGTAAATCCCAACTCTTTGCATACAAGTCCAATACACTCTGCGGAGTAAGTGTATAATCTGCGTGTCCGATTGCAGCAATCAACTTCATTTCTGGTTCATCGCCATAATTTAGTACAATTCTATTTGTCGGACTCAACCACTCACATATAAACGATTGATCGTATGTGTCGGCTTGATTCAACATATCTGCAAACTTTGGATACTTTTGAAGCAAATAGTCAATCTCATACCCATTTGCTTGCTTACGAGCATCAACAGTTCCGCGTGTACGAATAACAGTATGACCCTTATAGCGAGAAAAGATTAAAGTAGAACCGTCCAACTTTTCCATCAACTTCGCATTTTTTAGATCAGAAGGTGCTGGAAAAATATCAGGCTTTTCATCATAATTGAAAAATTTCTTGAACGACAGTGAAACAGGATGTCCATCTTTATCCCACAATGAAGAACGATAAATAAGGTTCTCTTTATTCCAAGTAGCACCAATATGAATTGGCTGAACCAAAAAACATTCATGTCCACCAACAAAGTGTTGATGAACCATAAACGACTCTTTGTCGATGGATTGTAAGTCAATTTTCACTACTTTAGTATGAAACTTTTTTATAAAATGTCAAGGATTATTAACACAAATCGGAGTCATCAACGTTCTTTATAACCGAATCAAGGAGTTCATATATGTCTTTGGCATAACTATGTGGGTCAAATTTAACACCGAAATTTTCAGGCTTCGTCTTGTAATCTTTTAGATATGCACATAAACTATGCATTCCTGCCCAAGCATTAATCAAATCTTTGCGTTGTTTTTTTGTAAGTGGTTTATTTTTCATATAGAAAAAATCCCACGGGTTTAGCGTGGGATTTTGATTTATAACCTTTGATTGCTAGTTATTATTTAGCAAGAATCTTGCGAAGGTTGGCAACGGCACGTCCATCAAGGCGAACCTTGTTGACTTCACCAGTGGTAGGATTGAATCCCGTAACATTTAGATGAGTGCTTTCGCTCTTGACGCCCTTGACGGGACGAGAAAAAGAAAGTTCATAAGTAGAACCCTTGACGAGTGTGGAGACCTTGCGGCCATTGTTTGTTTTATTTGTCTTAGTCATATTAGTTGTTATTTGTTAATGTAATTTTTATTACACAGTTAGTATGTCAATTATTTATCAAATGTCAATAAGTTTTGACGAGAAATCTTATTTATAGCAGATTCTTTATGCTTAAACTCAAAATCAAGATGCAAATCTTTTGTATATGTAGAATATACCATAGGTACAAATGTAGGAAAGTCGGCATGAGCACGAGGATTTTTACCAGCAAGTGATTCGCTGAAATGAAACAATGGAACAATATTATCTGGCCAAGTAGATACAGATAAATCAAATGCTTGTTGTTCAGTTAGATTTCCGGGATTGCATTTATGGTGCAAATTGTCATAAGTGATTGGAATACCTGTACGCTCGTGGAGATACTCGTGTAGATTATATACAGTCCAACTCTTTAGTTTATCTTCGCACTCGAAGACCAATCTGCTTGTTACAGATTTTGACATGCGTTTGATAACTTTTTCCAATCTATCAATAACTTCACTAAAATTGCCATCATTATAACAATTCATGTGAATATTGATTGGTGCTTCATATGATTGTGGTAGTTGAAGTAAATCCATAATTATAGCATGTTGTTCAAGGTCGCGAATAGAGTTTTCAGCAACACCATTTTTTGGACTTGCAGGAACCACAAACTGGTCTGGGTGCATACTGCAACGCACTTTGTTTTGTTTAATAGTAGTAGCACATGCGCTAAACTCTGATATAATATCTGAGAAATTATAAAAATCATCTATGCCAAATTTCAAATCGGGATGTGTCATCAATGGAAACACATTGCTGCCAATTCTATAATTCCATTTGTTTTTGGCACACTCTTTTATAATAGAGTGAATGGTCTTGATATTATTGAACGAGCGGTCTGCTAGAATCTTCATTGCTGTGTCCTTGCCCAATTTCTTGTATTGAGCATAAGTCATGGTGTTGAATTTAACACCTTGGTCTTTTAGACCATTGTGAATACAACAAAGTGAAGGAACTATATTATGTGATAGAATCATAATAGTGATATTACACATATGTTGATGTTTGTCAACAATACAATAAAAAAAGGACACCATTTACGGTGTCCTTTTTTGATAAAAACTAACTGATTATTAGAACTTTACAGCCAAACCACCAGACACTCCACTGCTGGTATTTCCGGCAGTAAATAGCGTGTCACGGGATTGATATACACCAATATTCAATGTGGCATATTTGGTGTAATATCCAACACCAACTCCAACCAATGCATATTGCTTTGCATTCTTCAATGCAGCAATTGTGGCGGCACCGGGATCATTGAATCCGTATCCAACGGAAGGAACAATCTTTAGGTGTTGAAAACCAAAAGGAAGTTTAACATTTGTTTCTACATTATTGGTGTGTAGCTTCAGATCTGAACGACCTGTAATATCCCATACACTATTCTTCCACAACTTACCATCTAGCTTAACAAATGGTTCGTTTGTGCTGGCAATGTTGGAAATGCTCTTGCTATAAGAGGAATAAACCGAACCCAAGGTCAAGTTTGCCAAAGGAGCGGTAAACTTATAACCAACGGTTGTGTCAATTCGCTTTAGTAGTCCAGAACTTACTACGTTCTTTCCCACAGCATTTGCTTGAATAGTATTGAAGGTGCTTGCACCCAATACGAAACCTGCAACCTCAACATTTGCACCAACGACTGCAACGTCATTATATGCAACAACACCACGGTCCAAAAACTTGGTGTAATATGTTGCGTCCGCTGTGACGGTCACAGGCGATGCAGTTAGTGTGAGTGCGGCACATGCTGCCGTAATCATTAATAGTATTTTCTTTGTCATATATATTATTGTTTTAATACTTCACAGTTTGTAAAGTACGAATAACTATACACCAGAAAAGCTTTCGGTCAAGAAAATTTCCTACGTATATATGTTATAAAATGGTGGACTCGCCGGAAGTTGCATCCGGGTGCTATATAAAAAGCTTACAAACATATACAAGCTTATCTCTTATAATACATCAATGTTTGGTAGAGCACCACATTGAAGTTGAAGTTTAGTATTTGATTTGTGCTACCATCTTCTATCTCGCACAAACGGCCAGATGATGAACGTTGTTGACTTGTTATCTGTGTCACAAGGACAACGGACAGCCTATTTTATTAGGCTGCGACAAGTGTCTCGGCTCCGCTGTTCTTGCGAACAGAAAGAAAAGACACCTTTGCAAGATTTCTCTTAGCATTTATGTTTTCCAACGGGTATTATACAGAGACATTAGACTCTGTGCTTGCGGCTTGTACTCATTTCATAGAGTAGAATCTAAAAACGAGCCCATGAAAAGAAAACATGTAGGGACCAGAGTTCGGGCATCTGATACCGGAGTTCCATTCGGGGAATTCGTCCTATCTTCACGACTTCGGCTTTTAAACAAGAAACTTGATGCCTACTATGTTGTCTTGGAAGAATGACCGCGAGTTTCTTAAACAGCGGTCCTTTAAACTACCCTACATGTTTCAAAATTGATATCAAAGAACTGCTACTATAAGTATCACATTATATGCCGTTGTCAATGTTTTTTATTTTAAACAATTTTTAAAAAATGTCTTTTTCACTTGACTTTTTATATACTTACTCTATTATTTTCGGTATATGAATGGTTTTACTCTATATAAAAATCCTTGCAGTTGCTGCTCTGAATCTATTGAAGATGCTCGTGCCGAACTTGGTTTGCGAGTATGTTTGCGATGTGCTAAACGAGGTGTATCTCAGTCAAAATATATGGGTGCTCAAGTATATGAGCACAAAACGGCTGGATTTCTGCAAGTTATGTTACCAGACACATTTGCCGATTTTAAAGCCAAGACATCCCGCAAGGGACAGTCTAGCACACTTAGAAATGTATTGGTTGGTGGAGGAAGACTACAATGAAAACAATGAAAACATTTAAATTGCCCACTTGGGCAGAAACAAACAATGTGACCACTTATATGGACATGTTGAAACACAACATGTCGCGAAAAGACGCGATTGCCAGAGTGAAGGCAAACAACAAAGTTGCCAAATTCTTGAACAAGAATGGTTGGACCTTCACCGAAGGTGGGTGTATCGTGGAACATGGTTATGTGCTCAACTTTCGCAAACCAACTGGAATTGTAGCTGACAACAAGGCTGCTCATCCATATCTTCATTTTGGTTGGTATTGGGACAACTGCGGTGGTCCAGATTTTTGGCGAGGCGACCTTTGGGTTTCGTATAGTTATGATCGCGAGTTCAAATATCTTGGTCCAGTTGGCTTTTTTAAGATTCATGATATTTTGCGAGGCAACTTGAAAGATTTATATCAGTATGAAAGTCAACTTGTACATGCACTGATTTATCAAAACCCTATTATCAATGGAAACAGATAACACTATATCTTATACCAAAGAACAAATCAAAAAAGATTTGGAGTATTGGAGTAAAAAGAAAGAGCACTTTGAGAAGACCAATAATAAAGCTGGTACAAGAGTAGCAAATCTGATGATAGACAAATACTTGGATATTTACAACGACGCAATCATATAAACTCTTGACATTGTATAGAATTTATATACAATGAAATGATGTATAAATTATTTATTGATGATGAACGTCTGCCAAAAAATGTTAATTGGGTAGAAATGCCACTTGGTCCTTGGATTATAGCAAGAAATTATGATGATTTTGTAAAATATATCATGCAAAATGGGTTGCCGTCGTTTGTGAGTTTTGACCATGATTTGGGAATTGAACATTATATTGTTGGTGCTCCAAAATATAACGAATATAAAGAAAAAACGGGGTATGATTGTGCCAAATGGTTGGTAGAATATTGTATGAACAATAATCTTGAATTTCCCGATTATCAAGTTCACAGTATGAATCCTATTGGCAGAGAGAACATTCGTAGTTATATTGAATCATACAAGAAAAGCAGAAAATGAAGAAAATTAGTTTAAAATCAATTGACCAAAAGATTTGGTTTGTGAGTGATCTGCATTTGGGTCATGACAAACCATTTATTCTCGGTCCTCGTAAATATACAAATGTTAGTGAAGCATATTCTCATACACATCAAATGTTGAATGAGCATATTGGACCAAATGATATTGTGTTCAATCTTGGCGATGCCGTGATTGGTGCTGGACCAAATTCTATGGAATATGCTAAACGCATTGTGCATCTGCCTTGCAAGCATCAATATTTTATTTGGGGCAATCATAATGCTGGTATTCATCAATTATATGATGACTGCCGCAAAGACATTGGATTGTTGGCAGATGATATAGAAATGTATCCATTGAATTATCCAAACAGTCCATTCACATTTCTTGGTCATTATGCAGAAATTACAATTGATGGCAGAGTAGTTGTGTTGACTCATTATCCAATTGCTTCATGGAATCATATCAGCAAAGGCGCGTATCATATTCACGGTCATTGTCACCGCAATCTAAAAGAAGATACAACCCTACAAAGATTGGATGTTGGTTGGGAGTGGAAACGTCGTCCAGTTGAATGGAATGAAATTGTGCGCGAATTGAGTCCGCGCAGCACAATTGCGCCAGATCATCACGGCAAAGATACATAAAAGAAAACCCACCTTTTGGTGGGTTTTTTGTTATACTCGACTCAATTCAGTCAAGATAAAGTTTGGGCTGGAGGCTTCTCCAAAATCGGTGTTTCCACCACCCATTGCATTTACTTTCATATAATATGTATATGTACCGGCTGAAACGGGATCTATGCAACTGATGTTATATGGAACATTCTCGTTTGCATCAGAGCTTTCATATTGAATAGTTTGGCATAATGCCGTTGTGTCTCTGTATAATTGAATAATACCATACGTGCCAACGGCGGATGGATTTGCATCACCTGAGCATATAATCAATACAGGATTGCCGTATGTAGTGATGCTGCCACTTACAACAGTCTTTGGAAATGTACCTCCGGTAGCTATTGTTTTTTTACCTTGTGTACCTTGATAATAGTTTGCAGTACTGCCATAAGCAGGTGCGATTGATGCTGTCATCATTTCATTGTTTGGGCCGGGTATCATTGTCATATACATATAAGTATTATAAAATCTAACAAAAGTGCTATAAAAAAAGTCTTGACTTTTTTATTTTTTTAGCAAGAATGTTGTGATGAAAAAACTAATTTATAGAGAGGGTAATCTATTGCTTGCTAAAGATGTTGCAGTAATTGGACACCAAGCAAATTGTCAAAACACATTTGGTAGTGGCATTGCTCGCAGCATTAGAGAAATGTATCCAGTTGCATATGAAGCAGATTGCAGTGCCGCAAGGGTAAACGTGAACACTCTTGGTAATTTTTCCGTAGGTTATATTCCAACAGATAACAATATCAGTTCTATTTCTCGTATCTATAACTTGTATGGTCAAAATCTTTATGGTAAAGGTACAAGACAAACCAACTATGATGCTTTGTATAGTGCGCTAGAAGGCATGGCGCATGATTTGATAGAAAATGATATGAGCCTTCCTGTTCCATCTGTTGGATTTCCATTTCAAATGGGCAGTTTTCGCGGAGGTGGAAATTGGGACATTGTCTCTAGACTCATTGAAGTAGCATTTGATGATTATCCCAACGATGTAATAGTATATCGCCTTGATATGAACTAAAAAAGAAACCCCGCAAATAGCGGGGTTTTTTGTAAAAACTAAACTTTATATTATGGTACGGTTATATAGCAAACACCGCTTCCACCAATTGTTTCATAAGCATTGCCATAGTCATATGAGCCACCACCGCCGCCGCCTGGAAATTTTCCTTCTTTTGGAGCAAATATTCGGTTGGTTGCTGCACCGGCATAATAGAAACCACCGGCACCACCTGTGCCACCAGCTACGCTATATCCACCAGATGCCGCTGCGAGGTCGGTGGAATAAAATGCACTTTGACCATTTTCTCCGTTCGCGGTTTCACCCGCGCCGCCACCGCCACCAGAACCATTGTAGCTGGAATATCCTTGGAAGTCTGGGCATCCATGACCGCCATAATATACCGTACTTCCAGTTGCAGACGTTAGTTGGTTGTCTATTGTACCATCTTGGTTGCCACCACCGGCTTGGCAAACAACGACATTGGCACTACCAGACTTGAACCATGTATCTCCACCATTGCCATATCCATTATAGTCATTCTGGCCAACTCCAACCGAATAAGATCCAGTTGGAAGCACTTTTATGATCTTCGAGTAAGCTCCTCCAGAGCCACCGTTGCCTGTGTTAGAACCGCGTCCACCGGCACCGTAACACTTGATTGTTACAGATTGCCCGACATGGGAACCGGTTAGTGTAAATGTTCCGCTTGATAGGAATGTAAATGTAGTTGCCATAATTTTTTATATAATAAGTTCATCTATAAATATAGAATGCTCTTGACAAAACTCCACTTTTTATTGAATATATGATCATGAAAATGCTAGTAAAAGCTTTGGGAGGCAGCACAGCGTATGGACTCAACACTCCCGAGTCCGACCTTGATTACAGAGGTGTATTCATAAATACAGATCCATCCAAAATACTTGGATTGGAGCGTATGGATCATGTTCAAAAGCAAGAAACCGACGACATAGTTTATTATGAAGTTCGTAAGTTTTTTGAACTTCTTCGCAATGGCAACACAGGTGCGCTTGAAATACTTTTCTCTGACAACTTACTTGAAACAAGTGATGTATTTGAAGAAATACAAACAAACAAGTTAAAGTTTGTTGACACAGACAAGATGTTTAGATGCTTGCTTGGTTATATGCAGGGTGAACGGCGTCTTGCCAACGGTGAACGCACAGGTCAGCTTGGCAGTAAACGCAAGGCTCACCTCGATAAGTATGGTTTTAGTCCAAAAAATTTTACGCAATTGTTCAGATTGGCCAATTGCGGCAAAGCATTGTTTGAAAAAGGTTATTTTCCTGTCAATATGAAGCAATATGACACAAATGTTCATGCTTTTCTAATGCTGGTAAAAACTCAACCAGAAACATACACAGTGGAACAGCTAAACTTTCTTGCCGACAATTATGAAATAGAATTGAAGAAAGCATATGAAGATCGTAAATTCAATTATGAGTTTGATCATAAATATGCAAATGATGTTCTTCGCAGAGCATATCTGCCGCATCTAATGTAAAAAACAAAACCCACCTTTTGGTGGGTTTTTTATTGAAATCAATTGGTTGTTATTACCAAGGTGGAGCCAGTTGTTGTGTCGTTGGATTTATCATTACATCTATTGATGTATCAATGCTGGATGTTAGTTGACCATATCTTTCACCCATTGCACCAATAACCCAACCGATGACGGTTTCTTTGGTCAGTTGATTATATGCTATAAAAGAACCACTATCTGGACTATATGGCGCAACAGATTGCACGCCATATAATTCTATAGAATGTGATGATGTTTGATCTGCCCCGTTTAGACGCCAGTGAATAGTGTAAACTACGTCTGTATAATCGCCTTGTTGTTTTGTTACTTCCAATGCTGGAAACTGCCATGTGTATGTATTGTTATTAGCCATAATATTTATATTTAGAATTTTGATTTACGAAATCTTTTTGCTGCTGGTGCTATATATTTTTTAATATCTGTTGTTGAGTTTGCTTTCAGAAATTCAATCATTTTTTGAAGCACTTGCATAAGCATTTTTACATCTTCTTTAGCATCGTGCCAACCATCAACTTTAACTCCCAACACCGCACCAAGTTTTCCAAGACTTGAACTATAACTTTTATATTTTGTCTTGGCAAGCAAACCATCCAATATAGTTTTAACTTCTGGTATTGTTTCAAGTGCTTGCATTGCTGGTATAAAGAAAAATCGTGATATGTTTACTGTGTCTAATACTGGATATCTTTTTGTTGGCGGCAATCCATTTAACTTTCTACGAGCCTCAATAAATTTCATATCAAATGTAGCATTGTGAGCAAGTATCACAACATTTTCAAATTGACTCAAAAATTTTTCAAATTGAATCAATGCTTCTTTTTCATCCAACTTTTCTGCATTTGGATTTTCATAACCAGTCATTTTTAGTGCATCTCTTGGATGCAAGTCTGGCTTGCCATATTTTTTCAATCTTCTATTCATTTCTTTATCCAACTGCTTTGCTTCTGTACTATTTGGATCATTCAGTGCATTGTTCAAAGCGGAACCAATATTTACCTTTTTGGAAAACTCTCCAATTTCTTTTAGTGAAGAACCTTCATATGCAATTGCAGCAATATGTGTAAGTTGAATATATGAAGTATTTGGCTCCAAACCAACTGTTTCTGTATCAAACAGTATCATTGTTTTTCCATCAAACTGTAGAAACTTGTCTAATACTTCTTTTATAGAATAAGAGTATAGTTTGGCTTCTGCTAATATGTCTTTCAGTTTGATCACACTTATAAATATACGAGCACAAAAAAAGAGGGTGGAAATTCCACCCTCTTTATGATTTTCTGTTTTACTGTCTGTTATAATCGCTGTCCGCAATGACAATTAAGCCAAGAACAGCGTAACATGCTATAGCAATGAGCATAGTATGTATCCTTTCATATAAAAGTCACAGACCCGTAGGTTATATGACTATTCTAACCCCAACAACCATAACTATGAACCAGTTTTTATAAAAAGTCAAGTGTTTGTTATTAAATACTTATTATATAATGTTTTTATAAAGTTGAAGAATGGTGCATCTGGTCAGATTCGAACTGACACTAAATGTGGGTAGAAACCACGTTGACTATCCAATTGCCGACAGATGCATTTATATCTTACAAACAAACTCTTCAAATTTTCCTTCTGGAAAAGATTCTACAAACTCTATCTTTAAATTGAATGGATGATTGAGTCTTTTCAATACCAATTTCTTTACATCTTCAATTTTATCTTCTGGTATAGTTCCTTGAATCTTCAGCGTGATGTCTGAGTATGACTCTTGCACACATTGAAATCTTTTTATTGTATCACATGCATTTCTTATGGTATTGCTACCAAACAATGGCCACGCAGTTGTGCCATCCTGATACTTTATCATATTACGAATTCTACCAAGAACATTACGATTGATGGTTTGTAATTTTCTTCCACAGCTGCAAGTATCAAACTCTCCTTTATCTCCAATTTTGTATCGCTTGATATATGGATGTGTGAGGTCTGTAACGAGGATGTCATTGTCATCTACGATTTCTATAACAATGTTCTCCATGATATGATATACATCTGGATTGTCTGGGCATTCTAATCCAATTGTACCAACTTCTTCTGAACTATAATTGGTTCCGCCTCTTTCACTTGTTGATTTTACATCTTTTAGTTTAGATGTATCAAGTGTGGCGATGATAGATGGATATGTGTGTAAATAATCTGGCTGAATTCTATATAGCCAACCTTGCAAATCTCCTCGTGTTGGATGCATATAACACTTACCAACTCCTTTTGTAAATAAATACGGATTTGTCGGCCAAGGTATTATTTTTTCTTCTGAAACTGGTGCGTTGATTACCGCCAAATTCAATGATGTATCCCATTTTCTCCAAATTAGTTCACGCATATTGGTTGCCCAATACCAAATATTTTGAGCCATATACTTTTGAACAAATACTGGTTGACCAGTTGCTCCACTGGTGGATGAAAATGGTTTGGATTTGTCTATAGGTATTTTCTGCAACTCCGCTCTTGTCAATATATCAAGATTTGGTATCAATAATGATACATCGCGTTGTGTATATTGGTTTTCTTCCAACGCCTTGACTAGTTTGTAAACTTCCAGATGAAAATCGGACATGATTCATTTATTTCTGCTATTTTTGTTGCGTTATGAAAATCTTTATAAAAAAATGTAGCGTATTTCATATATGAGAATTTTCTGGAAAATACTCTGCTTATAAATCTATGACACTTGGGACGAAGATTTTCAATCATCTTTTCTCCTTCTAAATTTAGAACTCCGTCGCCAATAATATTATCATAAAATTTTTCTATGTTATTCCAATCTCCCTTGATTATTTTTGGATCTTGTATTCTTGGAGTCAAGTCAATTGCTTCATCACACAAAGGTAATAAAGGAACTGTAGAACCTAGTAACAATGTAGTGCCGGTCAATAGATGTTGTTGATACATTTTTACTTCAGTATCATTTGGCTTCAATGGATATGGAGCATTTATCCAATGATTGCCGCTTTCAATATAAATCTCTTTAGTCATGCCAATGCTTTATTACTCCTGCAACAATGAATATGTTTGTTATAACATAACAAAGCACAATAAGTGTGCGAATAAATGCAACACGATCTGCTTCGCAGTCATTTTCACTTGCTTTTTCACCAAGGGCTTTTGCCCATATTCTCCATAATGTTTTCATATTATAAATTATTTATGTAAAAGTTTCATTCCAACATCCGATACACTTTTATATGGATGAGTATTTACTTCAACGCGAGAAACGTCCCAATATTTTTTTCGTGTATATACAATAGTAAATGAGTCATCAATAATGACGTTATGTTTATGGCACAATTCATTGAGTGCTTTTTTAAATTCTTTTTTCTTAACTTTTAAAGTTTTCATATTATAAATTGGTGGGCATAATCGGACTCGAACCGATACTCTCTTACGAGAAACAGATTTTAAGTCTGCTGCGGCTACCATTACGCCATATGCCCATATCTAAAATTATTTTTGTTTCAACTCAGCAATCCATCTTTTTGCAACAACATCAGCTTTTTCACCGATAGTTTGATTTAGTTCAATCATATGTTGCATCTTCATACGTTTTAATTCTTTACGCATTGCTTCACGCTTTGCAATTTTTCCAGCATCATAGTTTGTTGTGTTTTGAATATCCATAAAATTATTAGTGTCTAAAGCATCCTTTGAAATTTTCCATCAAAACTTCATATGTGTATTCATTGTACAAATGATTGGGGAATTTTTGTTTCATCATTTCAAGCGAATATGTTCCATTTTCATTCAATGAAAATACTTCACCGTCATCAATACGAATGATTTGTTTTGGTAGTTTAGTTTTCATTGAATTATTATAATTAAATTTTTCCAAATTTTTTCTTCTGCCAGTATCCAGACGGTTTGGTTTCTATTTCGTAGAAATTACACCACTTTTTAACAGCATTTCCAGATACTCCATATTGATTTCCGATGGTTTCAATTGGAACAGAATCAACGAGATTTGTCAATACTTCTTTTGTTGGCCAAGTTGTTCTTCTATTAGAATATCCAATCTTTGCTTTCCATTCTTTAGATTTGTTTTTTGCATCAAATCCAATTGGAACTTTTCTCTCTCTGGAAATTCTACCTGTACCATATGGTTGTTCAAATGCTATTCCATTTTCATCCGCAATTCTTTTTATTCTACCATACAAACGAACATTACACCCAATCGCCAATACAACACCCCTAATATTTTTTTGTTTCTTACACTCTTCCAATATTTGTTCATCCGAGAAACGTTTAACTTTAATATTTTTTGAACAAAATGTTGGAGTTTGGGAATGGCAATTTGGACAGAGCCATCTAAGATTATCTAATATGTTGTTTTTTCTATCACCATCTTTGTGGTCAAGTTGTAAACTGATTGAATTGTTGTTCCAATCATCTATCTTACATATCTCACATTGATATTCTTTGAGTTTATGCTGTATAATTCTCTTTCTCAGAGTACTTGTTCCAATTGTAGAACCATATAGAAAAATTTGTTCATTGGTGTAATTCATTTTTGGTAGCAGAGGTGGGGTTCGAACCCACAGTGTCGTTAAGACAGTTGATTTTTGCCAGTCATCGTTATTCACAATAACTGGAAAGAGTCAACCGCGTCAGCCAATTGCGCCACTCTGCCATAAAGTGAAGTGCTGGCGGTAGTGACCTGCGTCTCCGCGCCATTGGTTCATCAGCAGGTGAGTCATCCCCAATGTCAGCACTTATTTTTTTTCTGACTGCGCGTTGGGTTGGTCATCCCAAGTTATGGCACCGCAGTTATGCTCTCCTTTGATATACAATCAAGTTATTACCTCAAGGACTCTAATCTAACTATTATATCAGACCCGCGTGTCGGAAGTCGTTTCATTTCAATCAATAATAACCACGATTTTGTCATTGTATATCAGCCAGTAAATGAGGCGACGAACCTCAAAGAATTTACTACCAGAAAAAAGTATTTAAATTGGTGGTCGAGAAGGGACTTGAACCCATACGCCTTGCGGCAAAAGCTTCTAAGACTTTCATGTCTGCCATTCCATCACCCGACCATATTTCAAAAGAACAAACATAACTATACACATTATATTGTTCTGGTCAACTACAAACTATCAAATCTTATCTAATTTAGAAACAATGTCACCCATTTCCATTTGTTTTAATTTCAATCCAATTGCTGCTGCTGCTGGACCACCCAATGCCATAACTTGATCTGGAATATAGCTTGCAATTTGATCTGCAATATCATGTAGATTCATTGGAAGTATACTATGTGAATTTTTTACAAGCAACACCAATCCAACTGCTGCCATCAATATAAATTCTTTTGATTTTACTATATTGAGTTTACGCACTGTGTCTTTGCATCGCTCATTGTGTATATTCATCATTGTTACAGGAATACATGGATGCATAACAGATAATTTATCAAATCCATTTTGATCAAATACAGCAAGTTTAACACTGCTATTTGCTACAATACTTGCATTTCTTGGTGATCTACTAACCAATGCACCTTCTCCCAAAAATACACCTTTGCCAAGTGTGGCTAATTTCATCTTCTTTGGTCCTTTTAGCACATTTACTTCGCCTTCAAGTATAATAAACATAAAGTCTCCTTTTTCACCTTCATTTATTATAAATGAACCAGCACTATACTCTTTTACTTCACAAAAAGTAGCCGCTTTTTTTACAAATTTCGGCGGCACTCCAGCAAACAGAGGACTATTTATTATATCAGTCGGTTTAACTTTGATCTTTTTTGCCATATATTATATAGAAATACATATAATATATATGCCCAAAAGATATAATATATATCAATTAGTGTGCTTGCAGTTCGTCAGCAATCAATAGCGACCAAAATTTTGGAGATCCATATTCATTGACTATCATATCAAAATTCTCTGGAGGATGAAACAGTTTGTTGGTGTCTTCATATCTACCAACCTTTGTTCTATCAACCCAAACAACATATGTATCTTCTGTTATAAATACATCTTGTGCTTGTTTTGTTGGACATACAAAATCTGCTATAGCATAATTTCCAGACCTAACAACAATATCACACAACACTTTCATACGACGTGCTTGTTCTATTCTATCTTGTATACTAAACGTCAAATCTTTATTGATTTCTTTACGAATTTCGTCAGCGTTAAAATGAACTGCATTTAATGTACTTGCTAACTCAGTTGCCAGTGTTGTTTTTCCTGCGCCGGGTAATCCCATTATTAGTATTTTTTTCATTCTGTTTTTCAAGTATCTTTATTAGATCACGAACCTGTATACATTTTCCTTTATATTCTGTAAATTGTTCTTTTGGAAGAATTCTTAGTAGATCTAGTTCACTCATTTTTAATATTGTGATTATATTACTCAATAATACATATGTGTCAATATACAATAAATGGAGCCACCGGTTGGAATCGGACCAACTTCTTATTCATTACCAATGAATTGTTCACCCATATGAACTTCGGCGGCATTAAAAATGGAAGTAGTGGTGGGAATTGAACCCACATAGAACGGCGTATGAAACCGCTGCCTTAACCAATCGACCTCACTACCATAAATAGCCGAGTAAACTAGTTCACACAATATTTTGGCTTGGTTTGGAATCAAGTTGAATACTATACTAGTTACTCTTTGCTAAAAATCTAATAAAATATTTGAGAATACCTAGTTGCTAACCTAGAATGATGATGTTTCAGTAGGTGTCTATCAACCGCCAGACATTCTACCTCTTGGCTGTGCTGAAACTCTGCTATTATACGATGTGCTTGTACATCTACATCTAAGATGAGCATTACCTCGTAGTTAGACGACCAACCCTTTCGGACTGACGCAGCTTGCTTACTAAGTTCCCTCTAGCGAGGTTGCAAGCGTCACAATTATCATCGGGCCAAGTGCCTTTTTTATTCTCAAAATTGGTCCTCCTGGTAGGACTTGAACCCACAACCCTGCGCCTATAAAGCACCCGCTCTAACCATTGAGCTACAAGAGGAAAAACTAAATACTTTCAAAAAACAAAAGAAGCTAGAGGAAGGCACATATTGCGGTTCGTGTCCTTCGGTGGATTCAAGCCGTCCCACCGTGGAGTCATTTTCACTCCACCCTTTTCTTGATTAAGATCGTGGCAGAATTTTATCTAAAGTCAATAACTTTCTTAATCTTTTTTATCACCAAACATCAGTTTGTTGGCAACAGCATCAATGTTGTGATATGCTTGACTGATAAGATCAATCATCCAAGGTTCCAACTTAACATCACTTGATTTCATTATTTCTAGCATTTTTTCAGATTTTTGATTCAACCCATTCAACTGTGTGGTTGTCATTTGTTCTTGCTTTTCTGGATTAAGTTCTACTACTTCATCCATCACTTCTTTGATAAGATTTTTGAGTTCTGATTTCTTCATAAGTTATTATAAATATATATGAACATAACAAAAAACCCAACCATTTACGGTTGGGTTTTTGAAGTATACACTTTATAATATCTATTATGGCTGTGGAGCCTTGTATCCCTTGGCAATGATGCTTGGGCTCTTGTTATTCAAGTTTGTGATCAAACTCAAATTGCTCAAGTCAACATTTCCACCAGACAATACTGTAATACCATTGACAGCGCGGAAGTTTGCAGCAGGAACAAAATCCCCACCAACAACAACATTGAATGTATCAGCGACTACTGGCAATGTACCAGTAGTGATAACATCAAATGTACTTTTCACCGTTGCATTAGCAGCGCGAAGAGAAACGAGGTTTAGAGTTGTTTCTTCTGTGAGTGTGGCAGTACCGGCAGTACCAACATCAACTGTGATGCCACCAAAGCCGTTGCCAGCATTTGATAGTGTCAATCCAGTTCCAACAAAACGAACAGATCCAAACGAACTGACTTTGGTATCAACTGCTTGAGTGATTGCTCCAGCAGAAGTAACTGTTAGTGTGCCACCTGCGGTTGTTCCACCGAGATTTACTGCACCCGTTGATGTAACGGAGGCGTTACCAGTTGCAGTCGTGGAGATAGACAATGCGCCGTTGTTGGCAACCACAACATCGTTTCCGGTGATTGTGTAATTTCCAACGGAGTTTGTGGCTGCACCAAGTGTTATATTTCCAGCACCCACAACAGACACCAATGCACTATTAACTACACCAGTTGTCGGAGTTTGAAAAACATAATCAGCGGAACGCAATGTTAGCTTTGGAGTGTTGACAACGTTCAGCTGTGTGGCAGCGTCTTCAAAGATCAAGGCTTCGCCAGTAGCGGATACGCTAACTGGACCAAAACTGTGTTGTCCTTTGTCGATATTGACATTCCCAGCAGTTGCAGTGAACGCAGCACCACCATAAACAAATATTCTGGACGAAGTGTCAGTCACGGCGGCACCAGTAAAAGAAGCACCAGCCAAACCTTCAACTTGCACCTTGCCCAATATCAAATTGCCACCAGCAGATACGCTAGTTGCACCAACACCAGAATTGGTGACATTTACGGCAAGAGATGCGGGAGCGGATATTTGTACTGTGCCATTACCAACTGCGGTAACAGAAGGCGTACCAGCACCAGAACCAACATTAACAGTGACGTTTGTGCCAGTTACGGTTGTGTTGCTTGTGCTGATACGATCGGCTAGAATTGTTCCAGCCGTGACGTTCAGCGTCTTGGCTTGTATTGTGCCAGTAGCAACCGAAGAAAACGCACTTGTAGAATTTCCATTGACCACTAGGTTATTGGTGATAATTGTGTTGTTGCCAGCAGAACCAATTGTAGTTGTTCCAGTTGGATTATTGATAGTCAAATTGCCAGCGATATAAGCCATACCAGCAGAACCCACAGTAACATTACCATCAGCATTGAGCACAAGATTTCCTTGAGACAATACACCATTGATTGTGACGTTCTTGGAAACAAGAGTAATGTTTTCGCTTACTGAGATGATTGCACCATTGTTGATGGTTGTATTACCAGCAACAGGAACCAGTCCGTCTTGGGACGGAAGAAATCCATTTTGCTGGAAATAAAAACTAGCAAATGATGGATTGTCGGATGTGCTCAAGCCCAAACGGTTGACATCAATTCGGGCACTGCCACCAATCAAAATGCCATTTGGATTCAGAACATATACATTACCGTTAGAGGAAAGTGTACCGTTGATGGTTGAAGATGCTCCACCAGCAACAATGTTTAGTACGGATGCATTATTGGAAGGAAGTGTATAGTTTAGTGCATCTCCAATAGCAATAGTATCCGTGCCACTTCCAAAGTTCTGCCATGTAAGCACAGACTTGTTTGGGGCGACGATACTAAGAGTAGTACCTGCACCTGTAACTGTTACACCCGCCGTTGTTTGTAGGTTTGTGGATGTAATGCCCGGAATGGCAAATACACTGGTCACAGCGACCACAAACAGCATCATAGAAGCAAAGAGCTTCACAAGCAGCGAGTTATTTTGTGTGTTATTATATTTCATATTTTATTATTTAGTTTTCGTCTTTAGACGTTTGAACCGATAAATATGATACACGCTTACCAATTTGGCAAGTTAAATTTTTATATAAAAACTGCGATGTTATGTTTTAGTCCAACTCTCTATGATCATATACATTCCAACCATCTGGTTTGCGAGTGTCACCAAACTTGCGATTAAACATCCAATATAGTTTGGTTAAAAATGACGGCCAAACCCACATTTTTGCTTGTGTACCAACAAGATTAATAGAATCTTTATCAACATATTTGCCACGAATAATGATTGGTCCACCATCTTTATTTTTACAATTGATGAAAGTAAAGCGACGAGCTTTTGGACGATCTTGTTGATCATATATGCTATAATCACCTATTAAAATATCATTGAATATGCAACTGTGAAATGTTACATCATGTACACCACCTTTTATACCAATGTCGCATTGTTCTGCTATAGTATACTGTGATGCTACAGGCTTGCGTACAGTATTTTCAAATATACATTCAGTAAATGTAACATTGCCACCACGCACCATATCAAATGCTCGTGCAGTGCCATTCTTGAATGTGCATCTATTATATTCAAGACCAAATGTTAATGAGGCTTTGCCTCCCCAGCGTGCATCTTGACCATCTATGATACAGTCATTTACTTTAGAATCATCATTTTGACTGAAACAAAGCACAGAAAGACCATCTGTTTGTAGATTTTCTGTGTTTGGATTGAATGAGTCAGATTTGTTGAATGTCTGACCGTTTAGTGTTATATTATTAGTAGCCATAGCTACCAATAAGTATAGTATATATGAACTTATAATATACCAATATGGAGCAGCATCCGAGAATCGAACTCGGTTTTCAAGTTTACGAAACTTGCACATCACCATTTATGTTTATGCTGCAAAAATTGGCGGAAGCGGCAGGATTCGAACCTGCGACCGGCTATTAACCGATTCCTGTTTTCAAGACAGGCGATTTTTATCCACTCACCCACGCTTCCGTATAAACATATGTATAAAGCAAATTGAAAAATAGCTTTGATAGAAGCTTTATGATCATCACCAAATTTTCTCCAACCAGTTCCGGTTTGGTCAAATTCACGATGAGTCATTTTTGAAAATTCATTGCTTTGCATATATAGATAAATATACATATAGTAAATAAAAAAAGGCTCCATTTCTGGAGCCTTTGAGTTTTGATTACACTGACCAGTTTTTAAACCAGCGTTTGACAGTGGACATTATATTCTCTGTCATCTGTCCTACGCTGGAACCTATTTTCCCAGCAGACCAACTTTTTCTTCAACCTCCGTCAAACGGCTATTGATAACTTCTAGTTCTGGATCAGCGGCAACGGCTTCTTCGATTTGAGCTTGAACTGCATCCGTAACTTCTTCTACGTTGGTTGCGGTGGCAATAATTTGAGCAACTGCATCCGCTACGTCGGCTTGCACATCAGCTGATTCTGGTGCTGACAATTCGGCAACAGCGGCTGTGATTGCTTCTGTGATGGCTTCTGCGTCTTGCACCACTTCTGGTTCGGCATTAACAACTGCGGCAACGGCTGCGGCAACTGCTGCAACAACGTCTGGTTGTGTTTCGGCATCAGCTGTGACAACAGATTCAACGACCAAACTCACGATATCGGCTGCGGCTGATACATCGGCGCTTGGGCTGTCAGCAACAATATTTTCAACGAGCGTATCCACCACGGCATCTGGTGCTGCTTCGGATGTAATAACTTCGGATACAGCGGCTTCAACTGGGCAAGATGCTACAGCATCTGTGATTTGTTCAATCACATCTGCTGTTGGTGCTTCACCTGTTGCGGTTTCAATGATTTGAGCAACTGCGTCAGCAGCGGATTGTGCTACTGTTGCATCAGCAATTGTTGCAACTTCGGCAACAGCGTCGGTGATGGCTTCAATCAGAGCTTCTGTGTCTGTTACAACATCAGCAGGAGCAGTAAGAATTGCAGTAATTGCAGCGACAACAACATCATTAACTTCTTGCGATTCTGGCGCGTCAACAGCAGCTTGTGCTGCTATAACTTCAGATACAATTGCAGCGGCGTCTGGAACTGTGGCTGATGGACTCAATGCCACAACACTTGCTACAGCTGTTGGTGCTTCATCCGCCGGTGCAGCTACCAATGCAGCAACTGCGTCAGCGGCAGGTTTTGCGATCAGTTCATCTACGGTACGTTCAACGATGGACAAACGAATGTCCAGTTCTTGGATGCTTGATGCATCAACGCCGCTGACTTGCAGGTCAGAAAGCGTGGCTAATTTTGCTTCAACTGCCGACAATCTTTCGGCTAGATTTTGAATAGTGATTTTGCTCATATGATTTTATTTTGGTTGGTGTGTATATACACAACATAACTATCTTCTAAAACTTTTATTCGTTTGTTATAAAAACTAAAATTAATAATTTCTGGTATCTTGTTGCTTTACAAGTTGTTTTGCCATTTTACCTATTTTACTGGGTGAAATTCCTGAATAAAATGCGTCAACAATTTCTTTCATTGATACTCGTTTAATTTTCTTTGATGTTTTTTTCTTTGACATATCTTTAAATATATACACATCATTGCAATTATTATGCCAATAAATTATTGTGTATTGACATAAATGGCAGGTGGGGTGGGACTCGAACCCACAGGGTGGCAGTTTTGGAGACTGCTGCAATACCAATTATGCGACCCACCTATAAATCAAATTGGGGCGTCCAACGATATTCGAAATCGTCCTTCAAGTTTCACAAACTTGTGTGCGAACCACTACACTATAAACGCCATAAAAAAATTGGTCGGTGCGATGTGGATCGAACACACGTGGTCCTGTTCCCAAAACAGGTGCCTGTCCTCTAGGCTACACACCGAAAAAACTCTAAAAATTTGACGTGATAAGGTATATCGTCACCACCAAGGGGCTACCCTCAATATGCTAAATGGTACCAAGGGAGGGACTCGAACCCCCGATTATAGACTGCATGTAAAGCAGTTGTCATAGCCGCTAGACGACCCTGGTGTAAAATAATCATTATTAGTACAAGTATAATATACTTGTTCCAGTCCGAACCGCGTGGAGGTTATGATTATACTCGGACCTGGACCTATGGGAAATCGAATCCCAACCTGTTGAATGCAAATCAACTGTGCTGCCATTATCACTATAAGCCCATAAAATATTTACTATCCCAAACTCTAATCTTTTCTAATAAAATGTCAAGTGTTATTGATTCTTTTTTTTCCTTTTCTTACATTGTCGTTGTGTTTCAATAACTGACAGTTTGCGGGGTGGCGAATATATTTCGGATCAATATCATTATCAAATCCCCACTTTACTGACATGATATGATCTCTGCTTACTCCAAATGGATTATTGCCGTGATTTTTTGGTGAATACCATCCATGTTTTTCTACCAATGCAAAATCAAATTCGTTTGGATAATTTTTTATTACAAATCTAAACTGGCATTCTATTTTATATTTTTTATATACGGATAACATTTGTATACATATACAATACAAAATATGGTTTTGTCAACGTATAAAAGATTGCCCTATACATATCGTCATATGTCATCATCTGTAGTTTCAGATTGAGTCCATCATCATTTTTACATGAGATAGGCGGTCTCGGGTGAAGAAAATTGGTGGTAGAGGTGAGACTTGCACTCACTGTCCTTCGTCTATCAAACGAGAGCATATAACTACTTGTGCTTCTCTACCATTTTATAAATCAAAATCTGTAAAATCGTTTATTATACCTTCATATTTTCTATCTTGCTTGTATATCTGTAAAATACGAGCATGTTCATAATCATCTGTAGGGAAAATTCTTGGTTGTTCTCCTTTTAAAAAAATTGCTGTATAAGATGTTTTCTTATCAATCATTCTGCGTATAATCAAATTATTTGATGTCATGTCGCTCATACTTTTATAAGTATACTAATATACAAAAATGGAGAGTATCGAAGTTTTATCAAACACAATTCGAATATGTTTTTACAACCCGTCAACTATATAATGGCTGGGATGCGTCGAATTGAACGACGATCATGCGGGTCAAAGCCGCAGGTAATAGCCTTTATACGACATCCCAATAAAATTATTTTATTATTCTACCTTTTTTCCAACCAACAGCAATCGTAGTATCTCTGTGTATCTTCTTATTGTCAACACCATTTGTTATCCACATTGTTCCATATGATGGATTATCTTTTCCACTCACCTTACCCAATCTCGCTTTTCGCATTTTTTCTTTCGTTAAATCTGAGTGTGACTTTCCTTTGAAAGTGCCCCCATGCGTCTCTTGAAATAGCCGAATTCCCAACATCCTTTTTACCATGTATTCTTCCCTCTCGTCGGTAGATAAACTTTTAAACCAAATTTTGTATCCCTTACTGGCTTTTTTTATATTTTCTCGTGCCGCTGCGCGGTGTTTTACTCCGTTGAAAAGGGCATTCTTGTTTATAAAGTCCCATCCACCATTACCGCCGAGCTTTATATTATATGTGTCTTGACGAGCTATGAACTCTTCGTCAACTATCTCGGCTTCTCTGCGGTTCATCGCATCCTCGTTTTCACATTCGTAAAGTATTTCTTTTTGGAAAGCATCCTTACCGTACTTCGTAACGGCCCTCTTAATAATTGCGCCGGACCCTAGATAGCTATCGTTCTTGTCATTTGTTTTATGCTTACCAACATAAATTTTATTGTTTACTTTGTTAGTGACCTTGTATATCAAGTAGTGCATATACATAAATATCATTCAAATCTTGAATTTGAACTAATTTGAACTATTTATTATAAAATGGTGGCGATAGTCGGGAGTCGAACCGACCTCTGAATATTGAGAATATCCTGTCCTTTTCAAACATAGACGATATCGCCATAAAATTGTTCCCATGATAGGATAGATGGTTGGCGGTTTCCCGTGCCAAATACCAACTTTCCTGCGTGTGCAGGCATGGGTTATTTTGAAGAGTGTGCTATTACGCCAAAAGAGCTGATACCGTTTCGCGGCCAAATATATAACAACTATACTTGCGCTTACATTTTCGGCACCGAGCTAAGGTCAATTCCTTAGTTCTTATCGGTTCAATCGTCTGAATTGCCTCCATGCAAAACCATTATAGTTGGTAATGGAAAATGCAGAATTCAAGAATTCATCGCTGCACTTTTACTTGCTTGGAGTACGGACTCTACTCATTATAGGATTGCTGCCTCTAAGCCAACCTCCTCAACAAAAATTGGTAGCCCCAGTGGGTAACGCTCCCACATCTCCTGATTGAAAGTCAGGCGAACTAACTTCTATTCTATAGGGCCAAAAAAATGAACAGCACCCGATTATTCCGCGCACGGTTGCCTGTTGAAAAACATCAATATGATTACACCGACTCCTGTTTTACAAACAACTAGACTTCTGTTCAAATATTAGAGAGTGTTTGGTCATGTGTGCTTATTACGCTACGTGAACCCACCGCGATAATCCCAGTGGCAGTACCCTTTACTCTCTGTAAATTGTTTATATATTATTATCCCAGTTCTTTTAAACATTTTAAAATATGTATAGCTTTGTCAAAATCTCCACAATTTATTGCAGCCATCAAAGCTTTTTTAAGATCATGCACAACGTCAGCTTCAGCATTTGCAAAAAATCCAGATGCATTTGTACTGAGTGATACTGGGCTATTTTTACTATATATTTTAGCCGCAGATTGAATGTTTACTGGTGAACTATTTGTTTCAGCCGATGATTGTATTGGTGATATGTTCATATATAATATATATAGTATATATTATATCAAAACTTTATTATAACTCATAAAATTAATTGAATAGGTGTAGTTTTGCTTTATATAGCTACACTATAGCGAGTTTCTTAGTTACGCATAAATTCCAACATGTTATTATTTTTCCATTTAACATATTGTTATGAACCTAGAGGCTTTTCGTTGCTTATTTTTCCGCTGATGGTTTAACCCCATGCTCGTACCGGAAAGGAAAAAACTTTCCTACACTCCGAGCTGCTATTCAAAATTAATTTGAGCGGGTAGGGTTTGATACCTATTGATGACATTGAATCTGACCCGATCTATTAGGTAGTCATCGCTTCGTTTCAGAGGCACAGCTTTATGTACAATATACTGTGCGTAATAGAACTTCTCAAGGCTGCATGTCCTTCCACGCTGCCGCTCAAAAATTGGTGGAGACGATAGGACTCTAACCTATAGTTATAACTCGTTCGAAGCGAGGTCGGCTCTACTTTGCCAGCGTCTCCATAAAATGGTGGGAATACTAGGATTCGAACCTAGAATAACGCCTCCGCAAAGCGTCGTGATGTCCAATTTCACTATATTCCCATAAAATCGTAAGCGCCAGAATTTATATAGCGACCCGGAGCTTTACCGTCGCTGTCATGATTTCAGTTCTTTCGTTGGCCAATCATAATTTCATGTTTTACTACATGCAAAATGGCGAGGATACGGATAATCGAAATCCGATATCTGCTTAGACAGAGCAGCGTAATACCCTTATACTATATCCCCGTAAAATTTAAATGTGTCGCGCCGTTGTAGTCGAAACAACTTAGTCTAGAACCCAGCCACAAGGACTGCCAGTCACCTTGAATCAGACGCGACGAATGAATATGCGTCCATATTCAAATCGTAAAAGTGGCGGGATGGACGAGATTCGAACTCGCAATCTACAGCGTGACAAGCTGGTGCTTCACCATTAAGCTACCACCCCAAAGTTTCACACAGCCATTATTGTCATTGATATAAATCAAGAGGACTACTGTGTATGTTAAAATGGTCAGTGTGATTGGACTCGAACCAACATAATTTCCGTTCCAAGCGGAATCGCCAACCTTTGGCACCACACACTGATAAAAATGGAAGCAGAGATGTGAATCGAACACATCATACCTTTCGGCTGCGTTATGAGCGCAGTTAGCGTCCCTTGGCTTGTCTCTGCTATAAAATGGTGGTGCCGGTGGGACTCGAACCCACGATGTTTATATTTCCGGTTAAAAGCCGGAACCAATCGCCGCTATGGGGACGACACCATAAATTTTTTAAGCAAGATGTGAATTCACTTATCACCATTTAGCATCTTGTAATGTCCATGCTGACTTTAACAGCCTCTTCTTGCTCGAAATTGGTGGAAGCCGTGGGAGTTGAACCCACACGAATAGTTCGATTAAGAGTCGAATGCCCGTCCACTGTAGCTTGGCTTCCGTATAAATTTTTCAGTAAGATTTACCATGAATTGGATTGTATATATCTGCATGGACTCGAACAAAACGATATGAATTAACAGTATTATTTCATGTTCAATTCACACCAAAGCTCCCACCCGTGGTAACGATCCACGCTTATCGTGATTAACAGTCACGTGCTTAACACCATGCCAGCCCGATGGGAATAAAAATGCCTTTGGGAATTTAACCCATTCAAGATGAGGCGTCACCTTTATATTATCCTATATTTTTCGCTTCACGTGATATAGTAATTAACTCACGATATCTTCTACTCATACAGTAACAACTTTTTTGGAATTACTATCTCCGCAGTTGTTGTATAATAAAATGGATGAGATAATTGGAATCGAACCAATGCTATGAGTTTCAGAGACTCTTTTGCTGCCACTACAATATATCTCAATAAAATGGTGGGAGCTGTTGGAATTGAACCAACTTCTTCGCATCTTCAGTGCGACGTGAGGACCGCCTTCACCAAACTCCCATAAAAATATTTGATAATGTATATGGTTGGCTTACTCACTCTGCTCAATGCAAAGTGGTCGGACTTTGAACCCGTTACACGTCTTCCATGTGCCGTAAGATTTTAGAGACGAAAACACATACACTATCAAAAATGGTGGGCATAGTGGGACTCGAACCCACAAAATTTTCATTTTGAATGAAACACGGTTATCCAGTTACGTCACACGCCCATAAAATTTTTTGTCGTCTCACATGGAGATAAGTTTTTCCTGTTTGAGATTAAAACTACTTGCGGTCTATCAGTCCGCGTTTTTCGTTGACAAAATGGTAGCCATGGAGGGACTCGAACCCCCAACATTTACGTTCTAAGCGTAACACGACTATCCAGTTGCGTCACATGGCCATAAAATTATTTGTTATGGATGGACTCGAACCATCGGCATCTGCTTATAGGGAACTTTTTCGGTGTCTTTTACCATCATATCCCGTCAGTGATCTACCTCTGAACTACACAACAAAATGGAGCCGTGTATTGGAATCGAACCAATCTCCTCCCTTTTGCAGAGGGGTCATCACAACCAGCTATGTCACACGGCATTTAAAAAATGGTGCAGTAGGCGGGACTTGAACCCGCAGACCTCTTCGTTGGCAACGAAGCATTCTACCATTGAACTACTACTGCATAAATCGTGGAGCCAAATGCGGGAATCGAACCCGCTTATCTAGTTTACAAGACTAGCACATTACCATTTATGTTTATTCGGCATATATAAATTTGGCGGAAAATATAGGATTCGAACCTATGGACCCTTTCGGATCGGGACTTTAGCAAAGTCCTGCGTTAGACCACTCTGCCAATTTTCCGTATTCTAAAAATGGTGGGCATGGATGGACTCGAACCATCGGAGACCGTTAGGCCGACGCATTTACAGTGCGTTGCAATTGCCGCTATGCGACATACCCATAAAAATTATTTGTTTTTACCGCACCAAGTTGGAGTTTGACAGTGACAGTTTGGACAAATCATTCTTAAATTTTCAAGTCTATGATTATGCGGGTCTCCATCTATGTGGTCAAGCTGCATTATTAATGCTCGATTATTCCATTCCGATATACTGCACACTTCACACTTATTCATTTTTACTTTATCTGCTATAAGTCTGTTTTTTAACTTAAATGTTTGATAGTCGGGGTGTTTTCCTTCTAGAATTTCTTGTAAAGGAATTTTTGTTCCACTGTTGGTTCCTCTATAATTTTTGTCTTTCCAAGCCAGATTGAGTTTTTTGGCTCGTCTCCATAAGGTTATGACAGTTACACCAAGAAAACTTGCGGCTTTGTGTAATGTTAGTTTGGAATTGTATGCCTTAATTACATCTGCGTCCGATACTTTGATCTTATGGTTTTGTTTCATATGTAATAAATATAGACTTGAAGTCCGAAAACATTACATATTTACAATAAAGTTTTTAGAAATGTAGGTCGCGGCGAATCATGTGGGATTTGAACTCACGTCTCCCTACTCAACGTAGGGCGCACTTTACCGGACTGTGCTAATGAATCACGTATTACATTTCAGCTTGGTCACAAGAAGCTTAATTACTACTTCTTCACCTTTTTTGGCCAAAAAAATTGTCATTTGAGTCAACCTCAATTTCGCCAATGACGTGGCGTTTGCAAATTGGTGCAACGGACAGGGCTCGAACCTGCAACATTCTGTTTGGAAAACAGATACTCTACCATTGAGTTACCGATGCAAAAATTATTTTTTTTTCAAGAAATCTTCTGGTTTCTTAGCAAATTTCTTTGATAATACTGTTATACCTTGAAGAATTTCTGGACTTATCACACCAGTTATGCCATAACTAATTGCTTTTGTCAAGCTACTTACTTCTACTTGTTCTAAAATAAACCATGCTATTGTAGAACATATTGCTGCTGCTATGATTCGTTTAATTTGTTCTGTAAAAGAACGTTTTACACCATCCATGAAAGTTCTTGCCAACATACCCAGTGCTCCAATCAGCGCAACAATCCATCCGCCTCTTAAAAACTCCATCAGTATATCTTTATCTTCCATATTTTTTTAATGTTAATAATAAATATTATATAAAAACTCTTTTAACTATACTATTCGCACAAAATATTTTTTTATTTTGTCCCGCTCTGCACCACGAGGAGGTTGTATATTACGCAGAACATATGAAGAAAGAAACTCAACACGCTAAATACGTGTCTTGTTGCTTCTTTCTTCAACTTTATAAATAACATTATATACTTCGGCCTCACATTATGTTTTCATCTAACCTATCTCTGACCTACATAATGATATTGATTCCCACAGAACGGTCCCTAAATGGGCCGGTGGCTATTTTATCGCGCTTACAGGTGCGTTTTTACCCATCTAACCTAACCTAAAAATTTGAATTGTTAAAAGAACCTAACTTAAATTTGATACTTCTTACTCTACTTACTTTTTATACTTTGTCAATCTTTTTTACTACTTTCTTTTTTCTAAACTTTGCTTTCAAAAACTTTCCGCATTTAACTTCATTTACTCTACTTACTTTTTTTATTTTGTCAATCTTTTTTTCTAACTTTTTTCTAAAAACTCCAAAAACAAAAAACCCACTCTCTTTTGGAGGGTGGGCTTTTTAGGTTTTGTAAAGTTATTAAACTTTAACTCCTATTATGCCACACCCTCCGTAGTATCGCCTTTATTGGCTCCACGTGTAGGTTGTGTAATAAAGCACAAGCTCCACTTGGAGACGAGATTTAGCGATTTGTGTGAATACGAGTTCATGTTTGTTATTGATAAATAGAACTATGATGAAGAAAAAATGAAAAGTCAAACACTTTTTTCTAAAAAAGTGACATTTTTTGCAAATATCTTATTATAACAACTATTTGATTTGTGTTTGAGAATCACCTGCTAGTACTCGATAAGAGTCATCTTCAAAATGCTGAGTAGACACTTCAAGAATACGAGTATCTTCAAGAGCGTGAACTTGATGCGTTTGAAGGCGAGGAATATCTACCATTTCTCCCACGCTAATAATGCGAGAATGTTTTTGGGCATTGAGTGCGTCCACCCACGAAACGGAAATTTGTCCGGATAAAATGTACCAAGTTTCGTGCTTCTTGTCGTGAAAGTGCATACTTCCACGAGAATCCTTTTTAAAATCTAAAAATTTAGAACAATAATCAGGGCAATTAATCAGCCAAGTCTCGGCACCCCAGCCTTTGGGATGCACCTCTGGTTTAGGAAATGAAATCATAGTACTTTTTAGCGTCTAAAAGCGGGGCGACGATGAAATGGTGCGTGCGGTCCACGATAATATATTCTGCCATTGTGCCTATAGCCATGATATGAGTATACCCATAGGTCCGGGCCGACCCATACACGCTCTTCTATCACAATAGGTTGTTGAACCACAACAACTTCTGTTTGTTGAACAGGCTGTTCGCGATATATCATTGGTCTATTTTGAGTTTGGTGAGCATCATTGGTATCTGCAATGGCACCAGCACCCAAACCCACGCCAGCACCAATAATAGCACCCTTGAGAGCATTGCCGTTATAAGCACCAATCACGGTTCCAGCCATGCCACCAATAATGGCACCAGCATCTGCTTTGCGTCCAAACACATCACCTTGAGAGTTGGCACATGAAGTCAATAGCACCAACGGAAGTATTGCTAATAGTAGTTTTGTTTTCATATATTTCATAATTATGTTTTATAATAAAATTTTACTTGGAGGTTGCTCTAAAAATACCGTCCCAATGTTTGTCAATATTGCTGGTACGAAGTTCCAACATTCTTTCAATCATCATTTCATAATACTTCTTCATTTCTTTATTCTGCGTCATGAGTTCATTGGCATGAGATATTGCACTATCCCATCTTTGCATTCTGTAATCATTTAGAAAAGCAAAATGACCAGATACAACTATGTTATACTGGCTTTCACTCAAGTTTTTTTCAAGAACGGTATAAATTCTCGTACCATCTTTTTTACCTTTGACGGCGATACAATCAAGTTCAAAACATTGATAATCATTTCTGATGTGCTCAAATGTTCTTGTACCAATAACAATACGTACACCATATGGTTTGCTTTGACCTTCTAATCTAGAAGCAAGATTTACATGGTCGCCAAGACAAGTATAGTCGAAACGCTGAGTAGAACCCATGTTGCCAACGACGACGCCCCCAGTGTTGATTCCCAATCCCATTCCAAAAGCCGGAACTCCTTCCTTAGATATTTCTTCATTGAATGTATCCAATCTCTTTAGCATTTGCAGTGCCGTTTTTACGGCATTCTTGGCGTGATTTGGATCATCCAATGGAGCATTCCAGAATGCCATCTGAGCATCCCCTATATATTTATCTAGAGTACCATCATTTTTTAGAATGGCTTCTGTCATAGCAGTCATATATCTGTTCATTATCATTGTCAGACCTTGTACATTTTTACCATAATGTTCTGAAATAGATGTAAATCCACGAACGTCTGTGAACATGATGCTCAATTCTCTTTCATCGCCACCAAGTTTGAGCAAGCCCGGATTTTTTTGTAGTTTTTCAACCAGTGCTGGCGACAAATATGTACCAAACTGCTTCTTGATTTGCATCTTCAATTTGAACTCCATTACAAATCTCATAAATATTGATCCAACCCACGGCAAAAATGCTGCCATAATCGGCCAAGTATAATCAATCAAATAACCATGCTTGTTGAACAAATAAAATCCAATAAATACACACATAGACACAGATACTTTTATCAATATTCCATTATAAACATAGCCAAGATATGCAGCGGATGTTACAAGAATCAATCCAAGCAATGTTCCAACTGCCAACTCATATAAATCAAACTCCGCTTTGCGTTCCAATCTGTTTCCATCAACCAACATTTGTAGCGTCTGCATACTAACTTCGTGTCCATATGCTGTTCCTACAGGAGTTGCCACCGTGTTTGTTAATCCTTCAGCAGTCAATGCTATAACCACAATCTTACCTTTGACTTTGCTCCAATCTTTATCTGTATATGAAATATTATCAAACTTGTATTTGAAGTTTATCCATACTCTACCACTAGCATCTGTATTTATTGGAGCAGAGCCTTTTACTCTTATGGCTTGCACTCCGGCTTCATTGATTTTTGCTTGATAGCTCGGTTCATTTCCAAACACTCTCAACACTTCCAAAGGTAAAGTTGGATATGTTTCTTTTTTTACTTGCACAACCAACGGCAAGCGACGTACCACACCATCAAGTTCAGGTGCCGTCAATAACATTCCCACACCAGCAGACGATTCACCTATTTCTTTTATCGGTCCAATTGCGTTGGGATAATCATACAACCATCCATCTGCACTGCCGCCAATCGTTGCCATACCTCTTGATACTGGTACGCCTTTGCCCTTTACTGCCGCAGATTGTGCTGTGATTACGGGTGCTTTTCCCAATATTTCCACAAATGCTGCGTCTCCACCCATTCTATCTTTTTCCGCAAATATAATTGGCAATACTACAGTAGCTGCTTCATTTTCAAATGCTTTCTTGATACCATCTGCCAATTCATTTCTTGGCCACGGCCATTGTCCTTTTTCTTCTAAACTTTTTTCATCAATTTCAACAATGATGATATTTTCACTTTTTACTTTGTCTTGTGTGCGTTGATAATAGTCCAATCCCTTGAGCCTCATTACTTCTATTGGATATGAATCTTGTATGCGTAGCACAACAAGTGCAGTTAATATCAGCAAACCGACGCCAAATAGTTTAAGAATATGAGATTTCATTTTTGAATTATATTAACTTTAAGTTTAGAACCGAAGTTCAATGGATATTCCTTTGATTCAGTATTTTGAGTTATATTGAATATAGCATTGGCATCAGCCTTTAGAGTATACCACACCACATTATTTCCATTGGTTATATACAATATAGCATGCGTTCCGTTCGTTGTAAAGCCATTATTTACTGTAGAAGTTGGCGTGGATATAATTGGTGCTATTGATGTCGGTTGTACGGATTGTATAGATTGTTTTGCCGCAATTGCATCCATGACAGCAACATTGGTGCTTGGACTTATAGCGTTTATATCAAGCTTTATAGTAATATTTTCTTGGACCACATTGACAGTTGAGTGGGTCTCCTCGATTGGAGCCTCAGTCGAACCTCCGTCAACTTGAGCAACTGATGTACCAGCGGATTTGCTCTCGGACTTTGTTTCTTTCTTTTCCATCTTTTTGTTTTTGTCTCCACCATCATCTTCTTTTTCTGAACCAACAGATGCTTTCTTTGCTTCTTTTGCAGCTTGTGTGACATTTTTTGGTGTATCAATCAACAACATATTGTTCACTTTACTTTCGTCGTCAAAATTCAAAATCACTGGAGAAGATGGTACAACAGAACTTGATGCTATAAATGTAGCCTGATATGCTTTGGTCAATACAACTGTTCCAAGTCCATTACTCACTGTTATCTGACCAACAACGGAAGGTCCAAATTGTGGCTGGGATGGTAAAAGAATAACCAAACTTCTGCCCAATTCATCAACTGTCATTGAAAAATCTGTGCCACGTACTGATATAGATGCCGTGGGAGTTTTTACTTTTACTTCTTCTTTATTATTTTTGGCAATCAATCCAGAAGCATATCTCACCGTTCCCATTGTTGCCTTCATTGCAAGCTTTCCTTTTCCACTACTTGGATCATACACAAACGTATCTATAACAAGTTTGCTAAACTCGGTGCATTGTACTCTGGTACCATCTTCAAATGTTATACCAACACGCGATTTTAAAGTTTCGATGGTATCATCTATTTCTATACCCACATCAACCTTACCATCCAATTTGGTACTGGCCCTACTAACTTGTGTAGGGCCAGTCACCTCTGTCAATTTACCCACAGCACCATAAACATTGTTCCACAGAAAGAACATCAAAAACAATGTAACAATTTTGTTCATTATTACGGATTGCCTATGACGGTTGTTGCGCTGCCCGGACCTTGTGGAGCCAGCTGATTGGTGTTGTTGATTGTGAATGTTGGAGCAGCTGTTGCTGTTTGTGAAACACGTACAGTGTTATTGCTACCAATAAGACTGTATTGGAAGTATTGTTGAACGGTGCCTTGTTGATATATCATAACGTCATTTCCTCCACCGAGAATAGTGACATCTTGATAGTGTCCCGATTGACGGGTTCCGGTACCGGCACTGCCAATTTGAGTGGACTTGACGTTGTTGCTGTTGCCAGTAACATCATACTTCAAATAGTTGTTTAAACCAGTTGTTGTGGCATAAGCAAACAAGTTATTATTGCCTGCAAATTTGATTTGTAAATCGGAACTTGCCAATGTTGCCTTGTCTGTTGCTGTGTTTTCTCCACCGTCACGATACACAGTAACATCATTATTTATCCAAAGTTTGTTGGCATTACCATCAAATTTGAAGTTCATGTTGTTATTGGCTCCGTTGAAATAAACTCTCTGCTCGTTATTGTTTCCTGCGAATGCAGACAATAATTTCAGATTGTTGGCTCCAGTGATAGAAAAGTCGGTATTATTACTATCTCCGATTTGTCTCCATTCCATGAAGATGTTATCTCCAGTGATGTTGCTTGGAAGAGCAAAAGATCCGATTCTATTGGATGCTCCATTTTGTATTAACGTGGTATCTCCTCCAGTTGTTATTTGATTTACATATATTTGATTACCAGACGGATTTCCCGCAATGGCACCAAGAACACCGGGTGTTTGAGCATATATGGTCGAAGCAAGTCCAAAGACTGCTGTAAATATTGTAAACTTTATTGTGTTCATGATTTTCATGGTGTTGTGTTTTGTTTTTTAAACTTCCAGAGGTTTAATTTTTCGCCTTGATAAATAATATCTATCACGGCTTTTTCTATTGCACTGCGAACCGCAATTGTATTTGGTTCGTTTGCGGTCAGTCCCAATTCAGATTCTATTGACAATGTTCCATGTTCATAGAATTTGAATAAGTTTCCCGACACTGCTACACTGGAAATTGTTTTTGTTACGGCGGTGCTCAGAAGTATTTCTCCTGTATGCACGCTGATCAACCGAAGTGATACCGTCACCACGTCTTTGCGATATTGAGCATTTGTTGATATACCCAATATACTCGCACCCGCACCACCAGTCAGAATGTTGCTATCATATCCAATAATTCCGCCTTCAGCAAGAATACCTGCAAATAACATCGGTGTTAGTTTCTCAGAATTTTTTCCTTGGAATGTTTCTCTGGTTTGTGAAATGAGTTGTCGCTCTTTGATTATATTGTCCAAACTTGCACGTTCTAATACTTGAAACCATGTTCCGCGACCAGATTGTCGTAAAGCATCAATGAGCCAACTTTCTGCACCCTGCGTCACGGCAGCAGAAAATGATGCATAATTGTCTGCAACTTTTCTTGCACCTGTTTTATCTGCAAATCCATACACACCTATGGTTATTCTTGGACCGTCAATGGATGGAATAGACAACAATTCATTCTCCATGGGAGAAGTTTGAGTTCTTGGTACGTCGAGGATTGCTGGATTGCGAGGAATAGAACCGCAGCCACTCAACAATAACAATGAAATAACAAAAATAACATATTTCTTCATCCTGATGGTATCGGTGTCAATGAACCGACTGGAACGGTTATTTGAGTGGTACTTCCGCTTGCTGGGTCGTTTATAAAAAGTGTAGCAAAATCGCCATTGCGTTGCCATGTAACAGTTGCTCCACCTTGAAGATTTATTATACCAAATGTTGCTCCACCAGAATTGAATATCTGGTCTGTAACTTGCGAAGCCAGTTGTGAGTATATTCTTGCCTGCAAATTGTTTATAAATGTGTTTAACGGTGTGTTTTGAGCCTGTGCTGTTGCTTGTTCGGCTTTTGATACTGCAATGTCTTTTATTGTTTGTTTGCGAGTGCGTGCTAAGTTCTCAATCGTCATTGCAGTTGCGGAAAAATTGGCTCCGTTGAACGAAGAACTCTTAAAAGAATGTACCATATCACTGCCATAAACATGGCAGAATGGTGCCAATAATAATATAATATATGTTGCGAGTTTCATCGCAAATACATATTATATATACAACGCAAATTGTAAAAAACTTTTTATATATGTATATACAGCCTTATATACTATATGACGATCATTCTTTATATTTTTCCAAATATCTATTTGATATTGTCTTGAACGATAATCTACCTTTGAGAACATCGCTGTGAGTTTCACACATAGAACGCCAAACAATGCCTTCGGCTGGTGTACCGTTGTCATAGTTCAGATTGTTGGCAATATTGAGCAAATGATTGACATCTCTTGGACCAACAACACCGCCAAAATCAAGACGATACACAGTTGGAACCACTTTCAATCCATGCTTTTCTGCAAACGCAGAAAGTTCGGTGTGACTAAGATATTTCCCTGTGTCTATATCAAATAGATTGAATAAATACAACTTAGATTCCGATAAACCAAGACGATTTGCTTGAATAGACGGACCTACAATTTCACCTTGAATAGAAAGATTGCTAGGTTCGCTGCGAAGAATTTCTTCAAGTTTCAACTTGCGAGCCATTCTCCAATGAGCATTATCTTCCGTTTCCTTTAAATCAAGGTTGCGAGAACACACGCCAAACTCATCGTCTCTTCGATATGCAGTAAAACTTGTACCGTCCATTTTGAGTGTGCCAACGAGCACAAGACCTTTGGATATGGCTTCATCAAGCACTCTTGGTTCCGATTGTAAACGAGTTTCATCAGTTTTATGTAAAAATGCTGGAAAGTTTCCTTTGGCCATACCAGATAGATGTGCAGGCACAACAGGTTCGTATTTAGTAACACCAACAAGTTCAGTGACATCTTGACCCACTTCATATTCTCCAGTTGGAATAATAGACATTGGCATAGCCAATCCTTGGCTCAATTGTCCACGAAGTCGTATTGTTTTTATACGCAATGGCTTATTTGGCTCTTTTCTTAGATGATCATTCCATTGTGCGATAGGAAGAACACTATCTATTTCAAAAAAAACACAAGCGTCATTGACTTTAAATTCAGTCTTTAGTGCCACGCATTGCCACCCCAGAATTTTTACACACACAATCTTATCCGCACCGTCAATTGGTAGGATTTCCGTTATTTTCTGTATAGAAGCTAATTTACGTTCACTCATAATGACCATACTATGAACAAAAAATAGCAACAAGTCAAGGACTTTTTATTAGGTTTGATATATATTTATTATACACAAACTTATGAATCTAAACGAAATGCTTGAACTGAATGACTTTGAAATTGCCCAGCTGCTTGAAGCCATGTCTGGCCCAGAATTTTATAATCAACTTGTATCTCCAAAATTCAAGTCCAAAGACACATTTCCAGTCAAAGTTGCTTTCAAAGTTGATAACAAATCCGTAGAAGTTGATATTCCAATCAAATTGGAAATGGACAATCTAAGAAAAGAAGTGGACGACTATCTCAAAGCTCCGCCGGAATTAAAACAAAAGTTAGACACATATGCATATTGGTATGACAATTTTAATAAGTTGATTTTCCAAAATATGGGAGAAACAGATGCTTGTTTATTTCTTGCTGCGTGTGCTTATTGTTCAGCCAACACTGCATTGGACCAAAATATATTAGAAGCTGCCAAGTTATACAAAGCGGTGGCCGCAGATTCCAAAACACCAGAAGGTATTGACATGCTGAACCAACTGTCTTCCAATGTAAAAAATAATATGGATACCAAGAGTTTGGAGTATCTCAAGACGTTTCAAAATAAAGGATCAAACTATGCTGACCTTTTGGCTCCAAAGAAAGACTATAAAGGTGGTAAAGTAACTCAAGGTGCTCGCAAAGGTCAAGATGACATTTTTAGTGAAATCACCGTCGCAAATGCAAAAATTCCAAACTTTAATCTGTTTGTGAAATATTATCTGGCCAATGGTTCAAGTATCAATAAAGATAAACTATACAAAGATTTGCAAAGCGGAGTCTTAAAAATTGGCGGAACAAAAATAAACTCTTTCTTTCTGAATCTTGTGTTTCCCGGTAAAAAGTGGGATGGCAAAATTGATCCGGCTACCGTTGATCGTTGGATGATACGTGTGTTTTTCGACAAGCCGTTGCAAAAAATGGTAGAAGAAGATTTATCCAATTGGATTGAATATCTCAGTTCCGAAGATAATGCCAGTAAAGAAATCGACGAAGCCACTGGAAAACCAAAGAAACCAAAACTTTCTCCAGAAGAAGCTGCTATTGCCAAAAAAGCCGCTCAACTAAAGAAGAAGCAAGACGGTATTGTAAATATAATCGTGATGAAACTGTTTGGCAGCGATGTGATACGTCAGAATTTGGTCAAAATTCTACACGAAGAAGCACAAAAGGTTGGATTGACATCATATCAACTACAAGCATTGGCTTGGGTAAATATTCGCATTCGTTATGACGAACCAGCCGCCAAGTTCGCCAAGTTTGAAGACGTTATGGATTATGCTCAAGACGCAGCAAAAAATATCATGAGTATAAATCCAGATACAAACTCTGTGATGAACACCATCAATATTCTGTCTTCTGGTCCTAGATTCAAGTTCAAAGATCCACAAACTGTTGTGGACACAATTGAAAATGCATCTAAATATGAAAAGGTTTATTATCTTCCGCCAAAAATAAAGAAACCTAAAAAAACTAAGGTAGACTACAAAAAAATGAAGGTTGCATTGATAAATGACAATAGTGCAGATATATACGACTTGAGTGTATCAAAGAAAAAACCA